TTAACTGCGCTAGGGGGTGGGGGTGGGGGTAGGTTTAACGGTCAGGCGTCGCCGTTCGTTGGGGGTAACGGGGGGAATGGTGGTGGTGGGTACCGCGCCAGCGCTGCCGGAGGATTAGGGGCCAATGGTGGGTTTGCTGGTGGAGCGGCTGGTGGCCCGGTTGGTGCCTCAGATACTGGCGGTGGTGGCGGTGGTGGCGGTGGTGGTACTGGTGGGACGGGTGGTGGTAACGTCGTAGGGGATGGTGGCGTAGGTGGCCCCGGACGTGAAAGCTCAATTGCGAACGGTAGCAACGCTCGCTATAGTGGTGGGGGTGGTGGTGGCGCTAACTCATTGACTACACCTTCCGCAGCTGGGGGAATCGGAGGCGGAGGCGATGGTGGTAGGAGAGCTGCACCAAATGGAATCGCCGGGACCAATGGGCTGGGTGGCGGAGGTGGTGGTGGTGCCGTGTCCCCGTCGCCAGCGAGCATCGGGGGTGCCGGTGGCTCTGGCGTTTGGATATGCCGGTACCCGATTTAGCGCCAACCTGGCTTCCTATGACCCAACCTTAAACCAAGGGTAAGACCCTTATATCGCAATTAAATTAACAGGCACAATGAATTACATTTTAGCGAAACCAGACTTCAACCCAATTTATCCTTATAGCCTTTTCCAATTAAGGGTAGAAAACCCAAATATATCTTTCCCGGTTTACCCTTCAGAGGAGGATCTGAAACCTTTTCACTGTTTCTTTGTTATTCCAACTGAACCTCCCATTTTAGAAAACCCCCGCATCCGGCGAATTATTGAATCTGACCCTGTTCAAAATTCGGATGGCAAATGGGAACAGACTTGGATCACCCGTGATGCAACCGAACAGGAAATCTCCGAGTGGGATACTATTAATAATCCACCCCCTCAGCCCGACTGGGTGGCATTCAAGTTGTTGTCACAAAGTTCCCCTGAGTTTAAGAATATTATCACGCAAGCCCTTATTTCTGACCCGGTGAATGCCCTGGGGCTTCAAACCGAACTTAACGAAGTTATTCGCGGTTACGACCCCCGTCCCTTTTACGCTGCTTTATCATCAGTGTTCAACTCAGTGGAACCCGATCCGGCGATCCTTCGCAGTTTCGCTGCTGCAGCTAGGCTGATGCACCTTCCAGATGGATTTGTCGATATGCTACTTAGCCTGATCCCTGCTGATTAACCGCTTTAACTCAGTTGGGTTGGGACGGGTTATCACACGACCCCCGTAGGTATGACCCTTCCTAATCCCGGGATTGGGTGATCGAAGTCAAAAGTCCAGTGAAAGGTCTTCAGGGTCTTGCTGGGAAAAAGAGCCAAAGAGTTCTGAAGACGTTTCGTAACCTTCACACCCCTTGGAACGATTAGCCGAAGCGCAAACCAAAGAGTATCTAGCTTTCGCTTCGTGGTATAACTTCCAATCTTTCCACAGAATCTCGTCTTTGAACTTCTTGGCAGTAGGGGGTCCAGTTAGAGAAACATCCGTGTAGGTTAAAGAATTCAGTCTTATAAAAGAATCGGCAATTTCCGCGAAAGAAAGTCCCACATGGTCAACGTCGGTTCTCATACCTCTTCGGATACTCTTCCCCGTTAAGTAACAAGTTACGGGAAGTTTCAAGGAATCTCGAAAATCTTTCAGTTGGGATGAAACTGCATTCCTCATGGAAGCTTTTACAGCATTATAATGTTTCTCTTCTAAACTCGCGCTTGTCGCTATCTTCTTGGCAGGGTACAAATAGTCAATTAACTTGGCCTTCGGAACTGGTTGCTTTGAGCTGCCTCGCTCAAGACTCATCATTTTAACTTTTCGCCCCCCTGCAGTTTCTATATTCCTCAAGTAAACATTAACGTCGGGGTCATTCGACAACTTCTGCCACGTTGGAGAAAGTCTGCAAGATCTTAAAACAAAGTCCCGAGGTTCGCCAACCAACCGCGAATTTACCCTGTGGTTTTCAATCACTCTACTTAACTTTTCCGTGTAATCTTTCTTAGTTAGTCCAAACGTTTCTTTCCCTATTGTGTTGCTCATGTAGTGGGTTAAATCTAACAAACTTTACCCCCCTCCCTGGGACACTAAGATAGAAACAGCTCTTGCCTCGCCACAAATGTGATAGAAAAAACCTCAGTTATCAGACAACGCGGAGACCTAAAATATCTGCTTGGGGCTGAGGTAGAATGTTCGGGCAGAGTTAAAGAGTTCCGCCCCCACGGAAAGAGAAGAGACTTAGACTCCATCTGCCTAGTGAATGTAATCGTAACTCCTTTACCCTTTGGAGAATCTTTATACGTCGACCACCTTTGGGTCTTAAGGAGACAATTTAAGAAGGCTGGGAGAATACCCGAGCAGAACGAACGGGTTCACTTTAAGGGAAGTGTATATTCCTACAAAAGACTCGGAGGAAAATCTATAGACAGGGGGCTGTTTGGACTAGAAGATTATGGAGTTCTCCCTATAACTCTCACTCACGAATATGAAGATTGAAATTAAAAGCCAGAATTTCGAAGGAAGACAATACTTTGAATTCATTCTACAAGATGGACCCGGCGACCGTGAGCGAGTCAAAGGATACGCAACAGACCTAATTATCGCCTTCACAAAGGTGATAGAATGGCATGAGAGGATTGAAAGAGAGTATCAGGTAGAGAAGGGTATACCTCTTGGCCAAGAGGGCTATGATAAGGACGAAGCGGAAACCCCGCCTTAAACCCTTTATTTAAACAGTGAAACCAACAGAGTTAGAGTTTAAGGAACTCAAGCAAAAGTCCTCCGAGTGGGCTCAGCAACGCCTATCTGATCCGAAAACAGTAGTCATTGACTGCGAAACTACTGGCATTTTAAGAAACGATCCGACAACGGAAATCGTGCAGCTTACGATCACGAACGCAGCCACACGACCCCTATTTTCCATGTTGATTAAGCCTGCTCAGCCGATGAGAGACGAGCTGGTCAACATTCATGGCATTTCCAACGAGATGGTGGCGGATAGTCCCATTTTCCCCCAGGTAGCGAAACTAATATCGTTTATTCTTGAGGGGAAGCACGTTATTTCCTATAATATGGACTTTGACTGGAAGTTGTTAATGCACCTGTTTGGGAAGTACCAAATCGGTAAACCTAAAATTGCCGGCGCATCTTGTGCTATGGATAAATACTCCGAGTGGAAAGGAGAATGGAACGATTCTAAACAAGGAATTCGTTGGCAAAAACTTCCCAACCTCTCAGGGCTGCCTGCTCACGACGCTCTGTCTGACTGCGTTTCCACAATTCGAATCATGGAATTGATGGCTAAAGGAATTGACTTGGCTACCCTCAACTCTGAAGAAATTTCCCTAAACTTTTGATAACCATGTTCGGTAAAATTACGATCACCTACGATCCCCCTAATAATGACCCAGACGAAAGCAGGGTCTCTATGCAATTTTCTTCTGAAGCAGACCTGAACGAAATGGTCAGGAACTTTGAGCGTTTTCTTCGAGTGATGGAGTACCCCCTTGACCATGGCGATTCTCTCGAGATTACCTACGCAGAAAACCGCCTTAACGCACCCCCTTGGCACGGAGATTACAGTTACATTAATTTGACTAGTGACAGCAGATGCGATAAATCCTCAAGAGTTGTGGAGAACTGAAGTGGAAAACAATAACCCCTGGTTTATTGAAGGGTCAAGTAAATCTCGTCTTGTCACCGTTACACCTCACGCAGAAGAGCACATTGCTTACATCGCTAGAGTAACAAGCAAGAATCAAAGCAACCCTAAAATCTCTGGTTTGCTCAAGTACTGTGCAAAAGATGGACATTGGAGTGTGTTCGAAAATGCGACAATGTCGGTAGAAGTTATTACCCCTTTGGCCATCTCAATTCAGGCACTAAGGCACCGGTCTTTTTGCTTCCAGCAATTTTCTGGAAGGTATGAAGATCAAGGCTTCATGAAAAACTACACAGAAGATCTTCCCGCCTACCAAGATCTGTTCTATATGCCCGAAGAAGCGAGACTCCAAGACACCAAGAACCGGCAGAATAGCTTCGTAGCGGAGGACGCAAGTCTCACAGACTTCATGTGGTCCGAATTCGAGTTTGCCTACAAAGCTGCTATCACTGCCTACAATAATCTCCTTGAGCGGGGTATCGCTAAGGAATTGGCCCGCTTCGTTCTTCCTGAAGGGGTCTACACTCGTCTCTACATTACTGGAAATGTAAGATCGTTCATCCACTACATCAATGTGAGAGACGATCACGGGGTGGCTCAGTGGGAACACGTTGAACTTGCGAGGGCTGTACGTTCTGTGTTTGCGACACAGTTCCCAACCATCTACAGCTCTTTGTTCGACCCGCAAACGGGTAGTCTCTTTTACAAAGACAAAGAGTACGACGAGCAAATCGCCCAACTTCAAGGAGAAATTTCAGTTCTCCAAGACGAGATTACGGGCTTGAAAACTACTATCACCCTTCTTCAAAATCGACTATCTGAATAATGAACAACCAAATTGCAAAGGGATTCTGGAGAATTGCTGAGGATTCTCCACCCGTTGATAGAGAGTATCTGGTTGCATTTCCCGATAGATCAGGAAGTTACAACACCATAGACTGCGATGTTTGGCAGTTTAAATCCGGAGAATGGCTTAGCCTACCAGACTCAAGATTTTTAGAGGAAGAAGTTGGCTTACCAGCCTACTACATCGACCTTCCTATGCCAAAAGCCGAGTAGTTTACGAAAGACGGTAACTCACAATAATAAAGGAGTTACCGTTACAACCCATCATGAGTGAAATTCAACCAACCCGCCCCAAGCTAGAATCTTACTTCAAACTCGATAGCAATCCTGCTCCATTGGTGGTAGTTGATTTTCACGTGTACTTGCACGATGTGAAAAAGTGGTTCGAAAAAAAAGTTGAGGGATCTGTCAGTAAAGAAGTAGAAGATAAGCTGATCAAGGGTTGCTGGGCCTTGAAAATTAATCGAGGGCCGGACATGTTGCCTAGGCACGATTACCGCATTGTTGTTGTCGCAGACAGCAGGTTTTCAGACACAGGTAACTATTGGCGCGACACTTTCATGAGACGATCTGCAGAGGTGCAGTCGGCTTGGCTGGCTTTTGCGGAAAAAGAAGGAAAAGATCTGTCGGAAATTCCAACTCATTACAAGGGCACTCGTGGGGAGAAAACCGAGACGTTTTGGCGCATCTTTAACATTGGGTGGGAGTACGTTAACAAGTACTACCCTGTGTTCTCTCAGGAAGGGTTTGAGGCAGACGATGTAGCAGGGGCTGTATATCGGCTGTCTAGGGACAGTAGACCGGGATCTGTTGTAAGAGACCGGCAAATTTTGCTATCTTCTTTAGACAGAGATTGGTCTCAATTGGTGGACGAGGATCACAAAGTATATTTCGCTAATACCCGCGTACCCTTCCCTAAGGAGAAAATTCAAGAGCGTCTAGTTTCAAACCAGGGAGTAATTGAGCACACGAAACATAGGATGGGTTACGACCTGGACCACCCGAAAAATTTGGCCGACTGGAAAGTTAAACATGGAGACTCGTCCGACAATTTACCCGCCGGATCCCCAAAGTGTCTTTTCGACCTGTGCGAACCTTATACAGAATATACTATAGAAAGAACTGCTCCATGGTACCCTGAACTTGAAGAGTGTTTGAATGACCCCTCCGCTAATATAAAAACTTCTCACTTTGACCAAGCTTACAAAGAATTCGCTAAAATCGGTATTGACATACCGGTGAGGTTGTAAAACGGGTAAAACTAGGCAGAATGAATACGTACGGATGCAGTCCGACTCTGTCTACTTTGCTCAATGTAATCCGATGGCTCACCTTCTTCTTGAAGCGTGTAGCGGAAATGCTGCGGCTATTCCTCAGCATTATCTTGATAATTTCCACCATGACTTTGCTGACGGGGATATCTCTCTGGTTCCAGCACTCTCTAAGCTTAATGGTGCAGTAGATTTGAGTCCAGAAGAGTTAGATGAAACCCTAGAATCATTGCAAAAGGTCGACCCGAACCACTGGCCCGCCGTTGACGTTATAGAAAATATAGATCCGCACAAGCTTCTAAATTATCCAGAGGAATTTGAAAATCTCTCTGAGAACTTTGTTGAAGACAACCTCGGCACTGCAGAAAAAGTAGAGAGGGTTTTGAAGGGAGTGATAGAGAGCGTGTTCGGTGACACTGTAAACAGCATTCGCGACCCAAAAGGCAAGTACCCCTCAAGTTCCAACGACTTCTTACAAGTAGAAGACGGCACTTTTACGGGAACTTTCCAATATGAGAGCCATCGGTTCCACTTTGAGATTGCTCCAACCGAGCAAGGTTGGATATGCACTTATCGCATGGAAGAGGCGTCCCTTGAAAAAATTCCGCAGATTGTGAAAGATGCGAAGAGGGACAATAAAGAATCTACTAAGGTTAAAAGTGTTCGCAGTCAAGGGTGGAAGTAATGGCTTTTTCCGGACCGATTCCCCTTGTTTCCCTGGGGTCTGGCTCTTTAAGCGGCGTAGCCAGTGGATTAATTAACAACCTGACTTCCTCGACAATCAGCGTAGCTTTAAGTCCCAACTTATCAAACCAGTGGGCGAATTCTTTGGGCTTGAACCCACAGACTCTAACGAACTTTCTAGGAACAATTGCAACTCCAGGGTTGATTTCAGCAGGTGGGCAGGCCATTTCTCAGGCGCTGACCTCTTCCGTCGTAAACTCTAAAGCTCTTGGGCCTGCGGGACCTTTGGTCCAAAACCTCGTGACCGGTGCGGCCAACAATTTGACTCAGAACTTGCTAGGTAGCATCTTCCCTGCAACCACGAGCAGCCCGACGAAGTTCTTTCCGGGTGCTGGAAATGAACCCGATGCCGATTATCAGGGATTCGCCTACAACTCTGGAACTAACGGACCTGACGTTGTTTTCTCTATTAAACCTGCTACGACTGGCGCTCAAGCCGAAGTGAAAGATCAGGTCTCCGGTAACGGTCCTGGCAGTGTTTCCACATCTCTACCAGCCGGTCAGAGTGTTCCTTCATCTAGTGGTGCCCCTGCCCTTTCAGTCGGGGAGTTTTCAAAAACTTTTCAAAATGCATCCAAAACTTTCCTTACCGACTTAGACTTTCAGGCTATCTCGGCAGGTTCAAGTAGTGGCATCCCTTTCGGCAGCCCTGACGCATTTAAAGCTTTGTCTACAGTTCCTCAGAACCTGGGGTATTCCTTGGTCGGGCAACCTTTCTCTTCGGACACTTTTCAAAGTTCGGTGTGGAATTTCATCTGTGCCCCCGAAGAAATTTCGTGGTCGACTGCAGCTCAAGTAGACCGGGTGCCTATTTTCGGCACCAACTACCCACCTGTAGTGTCTGGCAGTCGAGGAATGAGAGAGCTGAGCATGTCGAATGCCCTGGTAGAGGGGTTTACAAGAGGTAAGACTATCGAAGGGAAAATTTCCGACTTAGAAGCCCTCTTAAACTTCTCCCTTGATACAAAAAACGGATATGTGAAAGTACCCGTGTACTGGATTTACGCGAACAACAAAAGATATGGGGATGTTGACGGTGGCTGTTTCGTAATCAAGGAAATGAAGGTTAAAGAGGAAATGAGAGACTTGACCGGTTTGGCAACTCGGGCCAAAGTTGATATCTCTTTTTCTCAAGTTCCTCCTTACCAAGTTGATGACGGCAGGGACCTGGCGAGCAAGACGGTTTCGGGCACGACTTCGAGTTTGGGTGCTGTTGCCAACGTTGTGAGAGAAAGACCCGTAAACACAACCACTGAGACCAGGAGAGAGAGAGGGAGCAGTGTGAGAAGTAGCGCCAACCAGAATGTTTCTCCAACTGCGAAAATACCGGGAGTTCCCTCAGGAGCAACCAATGTTGTCATATCACGGAACAGTAAGGGCCAAAATGTTGCAGCTTACACCTTCAATGGTGCCAAGTACCGAGGACAAAAGATACCTTAAACCTTTACGGGGTAAAGTCTAATTAATACAAGGCTAGCACCGCACGAGAAACACGAATGGCGGATAATAAAACTTTTACACTGATCGGTAAGTTTGACGATCAGATTACCAAAAAGTTAAAAGACCTGAATAGGGAGATTGCTAAGTTAAGCAAACCCCTTAAGAACAATAACGCCGCTACTTCTTTACGAGATGGATTTAAGTCTGCCAACTCGGAGCTGAAGAGTTTAAGTAAAAGTTTTGATGATCTGAATTCCAAAGTAGGGTTAATCTCGAAACCCATAAACGGAGTCACAAAGAATTTGAATGAAGCAGCTTCAGCTGCAGGTAAAGTTAGAGACACTGTGTCTCAAATTGGGGAGGGAGTCAGGGGATTAGATGGGCTGACGGACTCGTTGGAAGGGGCTGCTAGAGCGGCGTCCAGAACCCGTAGCGAAGTTGAAGGCATAGGCGAATCGGCAGGAAGAGCTAATCGTCACGCCGATGACTTAATGTCCACTCTCTTGAAGGCCGACGCACTGGGTAAGTTCGGGGATGCGATGGCGAGTGGATTTGAGAGAGGAATGAGAACCATGCTAGGGACCGCCCAAAAGGGGGCGGGTTCAATAGCCAGGCTTTTCAAAGAGTCAATGGAGGATGAACTTGCCGACGTGAAAGCTGCTTCGGGTATTGAAGGGTCCTTTAGGCTCAAGGGCTATGAAGGGTCTTTCAAAGATTCTCAGAAAATGTATAAAAAGTACGACCAAGTTGTGTCGGAAATGATACGGCAGTCCTCAGCACCTACGGCTAAAGTTGTTGAACTTCAGAGATACACTTTGGATACGATGGGACCCCTCATGTTGGCTGCAGAAGGGGTGGCTAAGGGAACCAAAATGAGGGATATCGACCCGAAAAAATTGGAAGCTTCAGCCAAAAACTATGGCGCCTTCTTGGAAAAGGCAGCCCTGTTCTCTCAGGGAACTGGTTCGGCTGGTTTCCGTGTAGCAGCAGGTATTGAGGGTCTAGTCACCCGAGGAAAAATCGATACCACTATTGACTTCTTCTCTGACAATATTATGTTGATGAAGAATCTTGAGGAAGCGGGTTTTGCAGGTCGGAATATGCGTTCCGCTAAAATGATGACCGCTACAGACGCGGTTAGGATGAAAGCCATGATGGATGCTTTCAATAAATCAATGTCAAGTGAGTCAACTAAAGCTATGGCTCAGAGTTTAACAGGTTCTTTACAAGGTCTTCAGGATACACTTTTTAATCCTTCGGTAGGCATTTTAGGCATGTCTGTTACATTCACCAAAGAAGAACAGAAGAAGGCGAATGATGCAATCATAAAAATACAAAATGGACGCATAGATAGGTACCGCTTAGAACTGAAAAATGTCTCAGCGGACTCACAAAGAGCTAAAGAGCTTAGAGCGAACATCGAACAAGCTCAACTCACAAGAGATCAACTGACGAAAGACGGGGCAGACGAAATTAGCACCCCCTTCAAGGCGTTCAGCTATGCTTTTTCTAACTTGGTGAGGAGTTTAACTGACGCTTTAAATTCTATAGGACCCGTTTGGACTAACTTCGCATTGGCAGCTATACAAGTCACTAACACTGTGTTCGGTCCCCTGGGAGAAACACTAAGCAATGTAGCCTCTAATATGAGGTCAAAAGACCCGTCTAAGAAAATGACCCAAGCTGAAGGGTTTGGCAGAATAGTAGGAGAAATTTTTAAGACAGTAGGTCAAATCATGGGGGATCTTGCAAACATGATAAAAGACCCCAATAGTGTAATGGGGAAGGCTCAAAGTGAGTTTATGAAAGGTTTCATGTCAGCATTCACGGGGCCTGGTGCTCTAGACGCGGCAAAGAAAGGTATAGGAGACGGAATATCAACCTTAGTGGGGAAGCTTTTTGAGTTTATCTTCAGCGTATTAACCTATGAGCCGATTAGACCTTTAGTTTTAACCTTTATTGGAGCCATTTTTGGTCCACCACTTATAAGCGCCGTGATATCCTCTGCCACACCATTAATTGCGAATGCAATTTTTAAGGCAGTTTCGGGGTCTGTTGCGGGTTCTGCTGGTGGTGCGGCTGCGGCTGGTGCGGGGGGTTTACTGGCGACAGTTTTAGGTGTGACTACAATAACTGCTGCACTGGTAGCAGCCTTTGTTGTCTTTGAAAGACCCTTGAGAGCGTTAGCAGACTGGTTAACGAACACTGGTAGTAGATTAACAGAAAGCACCAACTGGGCTGTAGCTGCTGCAGGGCACTTCCTGAAAGGATTAGCAAACATCATGAGGGGTCTCACTAACTTTTTCACGGGGATTTGGGACATTCTGGTTGGAATGTTCACTGCTGACCAAGACAGAATAGTCCAAGGGGTGAAGAAGATTTTTTGGGGTATAGGTGAAGTTCTAAAGGGAGTCGTGCAGAGTGTAATGGGGTTTGGGGGAATTATTGTGGGTGCAATCGGTAATTTATTCAACGCCATAGGCCGTATAATAGAAAGCAAAATTCCGGGGAATAGCGCAGCTGCTCCAGGTCAGGGTGGAAAAACTTCTGACTACGGGACGGGGGGAACGAAGCAGAGAAAAGTAACACCCTCTCCGCTTGCAACGAACTCCCCTTTCGGTTCTTTCGGGGTCCGGTATAAGGGTGGTCTCGGAGATGCAATTTCTCAAGAAATGAGAAATAAACCCTCCGGATCTAGTCTTGTAATCGCAAACAGTAGTGAGACAGTCATTCCAGCGGCAGGTGGTCTCGGCATGGGTGCTTTCATGGACACCCTGAGAGAGGGATTCGGTCGGCTCACGAACACGATAAACACGAACAACCAGATTTACTCAGACAACGGGAAGCGGTTCACTGAAGGTTTGTTTAAAGTTTCAGGTCAAGTAGTTGAATCTCAGTCCCAGCTAAACCGCCTTGGGTCTGCCTTCTCAAAGGCACAAGAATACAATAGTGAAATGTTCTCTAAAGTTCAAGGCCAGATAAATAATAATCACAACCAAAGTCTTTCAATGTTTGCAAGTCTGGGGCAGAAAATTTCACAGATTGCTTCTTCTGCTGGTGGGATGATGGGTGGAGCCCTTGGAATGATGTCAGGGGGCTTGGGGGCTGCAAGTTCTCTTGCACAGAACATGGGATTAGTGATAACATCGACAACAGGCGGGAAGCATGCACCCGGTTCCTACCACTATGCCGGGCGAGCAATTGACGTTGGAGGCTCTCCAAGTTCGATGCTAGCTTACGCTCAACGGTTGGCATCCACTTCTGGTAGCCGTATGGCCGAGCTTTACTATACCCCTCTCGGCTTCAGCATCAAAAACGGTGTTAAAGTTCCCTGGACAATTCCGAACCATATGGACCATGTCCACGTAGCCTATGCCTTAGGGCAAGGCAACCCTGCGTTCTTCTCCAACCAGAATGAAGCTATGGCTTGGGAGCGAAAGATGATGCCACCTTCTGCAAAAGTTGCGTCCTTCACTGCAAATACTTCCGAAGGGTTTGGGCACTCAACCATTAACGCCCCGATCACAATTTATCAACAACCTAATCAAGATTCAGAAGAAATTGCTTCTTTGGTGGCAATGAGAATCGGAATGGTTATTGACGAACTCAGGAACCACTGATATGACAAATAGCTTAATAATTCCACGCTGCGAAGTTGTCTGGGGGGAGGTGAACCTGATGAACTACAGCTTCGATGGTAGTACTACTGAACTTACAAATCAACCTCTGGTTTATGCTGTGAGGGTTTCTTTACAAGATTCTGGCCAAACCCCTACAGGTTCCATGCGCTGGAACCCAACAGGGGCAGCTTTCAGAGTTTATGAGAATTTACTGGAAACTTCTATCAACAAGACCATAACCGTCAGATACTACTACTTGAATGGCCGCTCGATAACTTTTTCATTCGTGTGGTCAGGACAAACAGAAATCTACGGAAAAGAGATGTCTCTTGAGGTGAAACTTGCCTCTGAACTTGACGGTCTCGTGAACGCGAATATAAAGAGCACAGCACAAGCCAGTGACCAGGGTTCTTCGCCTTTAACCAACCTATCGCAGTTGAACTATACGTTCGGTGTAGATAAGTATGACCTTGTGAAAATAACACCCCAGACTCAAGAAAACTTGAAAACAACGAAAGTTCTTTCAAATTACTCGGAAGGAACCAACTACCTTGACAGTGTGAAAAATCTGTTTGAACAAACAGGGAGTTTGGTTATGGCTTCCAACATTGTTTCTCTAGGGGGAACTCAAAAGTTGTCTGCAAACTGCGTTGTGTTAGGTCCCTACCTATCGGATAGCAAAACAGTTGAAGAACTTCCCGCACAGAGCCAATTTCCAGACCCGTCAGTGAGGTACGGATACTTCTTGGGACCCGGAATTATTAACACGATCACGAAAACTTCAGAATGGCAACCACCTCAGAAAACACAAACAAGTTTGGACAGCACCCAAGCTAAGGTGCAGGCGCCAGACCCTGGGACACAGGGTCAACCCACGCCGACTACACCGCAAAGTCAACAAGCTGCAGCTGCAGCCCAATCCCAGAACAGAAGCGGAGCAGGTAATACCGCAAACTCAAGAGCGAGACCCGGAGTGAGGCTTAAAGAAAACCAAGACGGCGAAAAGAGAAAGATAGAAATCCAACAAGAACGAGGCTCTAAGTTGAGCACTTCACTGTTCATGTGCCCAGCTCTAACTGGAATTAAGCCAAGCGACATAATTTTCATTCCGAATTACAGTGGAACGTACATGGAAGATTGGTTGGTAAATGGGATAGAATACTCGCAGACTGACGGGGGTGTTGAAATTTCCGTACAAGCCAGTAGACAATACGGCCTAGGCAATTTGATGAATAAGAAACTCGGCGAAGAATGGCTAAGGAAAGCTAAAGCCAAAAATTTAGTTGGAACCACTGGAACTCTTGAAGGCTGGCATGAATATGCTTGGGGGTCGTTAGGTTTCAACAAAGCAACACAAACTACCCAGGCATCAGAAACCCCCCAAACGGCAGCTACAGTAGGAACTCCAAAAGGAACTTTGGACTCTTTTCAACAGTTGGCCAAACCTTTCGGAACTTCTCAAACTCTAATAACAGACAAGGCCCTCTATGATTACTTAACCAAGTACTTGAACATAAGAGCCATAAATGGAAGTGGCGTTATAGACCTATCTATTGACAAAGTGCGAGATCTAAACAGGCTTCGTCTTGAGGGTCGATAGGTTTACCTGTCTCAGGGAAAGCCTATACTTGTTTTGAACGTGCTGAGCAATAAGGCTCAGGTTATCGCGTTCTTAACCCGTAACAAAATGGCTGTAACTACATTCAAAATCCTGCCCCAACTTGACGACAAGAACCGCGCTCGGCTTGAGTCGAAGAGCTACACAAGGGCATACACGGATATCCCGAACAAAGCACTCCCTGAGACTTACCGTAACGGTTTGTCCACAGTCTTCAAGGCCCTAACCGGCGAAGACTTTGACCTCGAAGGGTCTACCTTCACTGTGAAGGCCGACGCCAACGGAACTTTCCAACGTTTGTACTCTCCTACAATCTTCTCAACTGAAGAAGGCGGTTTGGTGATTCGTTGGGGCGACCGCGACATCCCCCTCCTTGTAGCTCCCGGTAAAATCGGCGTAGCGAATGCACCGAAGGGTACCAAGTTCGCGTTCAAAGATGAGCAGATCGGTAAGTACACCGAGCCCGTTCTTTCTGTCTCAGCACAGGGAGAGGGAACTCTCTACACCCTGCCCATTACAATTCGTAAGAAGGAAATCAAGGAAGAACTGCCCGCAGATCTTCTTGAGCTTCTGCTCGACGAAAACCCTGAAGCAATTGCTGAAAAGGTTTACGCCGCACCAGACATCTCGAAGCGTGGTGAAAGCTCCGGTGGAGAGCGCCTTATCGGTCCCTTCCTTAAGGTCGCGTATTTGCCTCTCGGTGAGTACACAATCACCTCTTACAGGGTTAAGGAAGGTGGAGCTTATGGAACCGACTACTTCCTCCAAGCGAAAGTGTCTGAGCCTTTCGTGGCTCCAGTTCGTTCTCAAGTTGAGGGGGTATGGGTTGACCAAGACACCGAAATCTCTGATTGGGTTATTGTCAAGCCGAACGGAGCAATGAAGAAAATTCTAGCTGCCGAACCCCTGATCACTTCTGATGCTCCGGCAACACTTAAAGTTATCGAGCACTATGAGTACAACGGCAACCCTGCCGCGAAGGTTACCCTAAAGTGTCCAAACTTTGTTCAAAATCCTGAGAGTTTCGACCTCGACTTTTGATTGAGCTCAAACTAGACTGAATCTCTAGGCAACCAAGACCCCGGCTTACCGCTGGGGTCTTTCGCTATACTACACCGTCAAACCCTAAACAACAAGAGGCTATATGGCAGATCCCTATTCAGGGGGACTCGGAAGCACAAAACAGGAAATTGGTATCCTGAATGAAGCCCGAGAAAGAAACAAAGCAACGTCCTTCCGCTCGAAGAAAGACGGCGAGGAAAAACAAGAGAAGAAGAAAAAAGCGCCAACGAGAGTATCGGAGCTTTACAATGCAGGCATTACTCTACTAAAGGCTAAAGGATTCGTCATCGAGATTGACGAGACTGGTGATCACTGCAAGCACCGTATCCTGAAGCCCACACCGCCACCGATGGTGAGGGGTATTCGTTATCCTGCAGACTTTAACCCGTTGCAAGACATCTCAGTCTATGATGACTTCGAGAGGGTCGAATCTTGCTTCCACCCGGACTTGTGTCCAGAAGAAGTGAGAACTTTCTGGGAACCCTTATTCAAACCCAAAGCGGGCGATTCAGACCTAATCTCCTTTACGGAGAGGTTGCTGAAGATGAAGAGGGTTAACATGACCAAAAACATCCACGATACTCTTGATTACGGGCATTCCTTCGACCCTGCAGCAAGGTGGGGCGGTGTCCCAGTCTCTAGCCCCCGAACATGGGTGCCGGATAAAGATTGGTTCGATCCAGTTCTGAACATGGTTACCTTGGCCGACGTTTTTTCCATCTTCCCTGAAGCGGAAAGGGAGATGTTGCGATTAATCATCGGAAGAATTGGAGTTGGTAGATCAAATCATTTACCGCCAGGTAAGGATCAACCTGTAGATCACACCGCTCGTATGGCGGGGGTGATTGTGGGTAAAGATGCGGGTTGACTATCAACGGCTCGCGTAAAACACCATTCAAAGCTGGAACACCTTAAAGCTTTCAGTAGTTGGTACTATGTATTAACTGAAAATCTGAGAAGATGAAACAATAGGCAATCAGCGCCCTTCCTTAGCGAGGAAGGCTCAACGACTATCTCGAAAGAGAGTAGAGCTAAGTAGCTCGAAACATGGTGCCTTTTCCAATGGAAAAGAGAAGATATAGTCTGCTCTCATACGAAAGTATGAGCAGGGTTAGTCCCGCTGTTTTATTAACGACAAGACAGGAACAAAAGGTTAGGTAAGTCAACTTTATTTAATGGAATGACCGCTGCTTTCTCTAAGTGCGGTTTTGTAACTCACACGTTTAAATCTACGGAAGATAGATTCGGTTTGAAAGCTGCGGCACTCAGTGACATTGCGTAAACTTTTGCGCAATTAAAACTTCGCTATTTGCTGGAAACCCCTAAGAGCCTCGGGTAGTTGGCTCATCACTAACTAATAATCCTTGAGGATATAACAATGGGCAATCAGCAGCCAACTTCTACTTGCTATCTTTCTTATGAAGGTTGTCTCTGCAATAGGCTATACGTAGGCTTTCAGAAGCATCATACGGAATCTTACTTTGGGAGTTTCGCAGACACTACTTTTCAGCCTACCGGTAAAATTATACTATACTCCTGCTCAGAGCCCATTATGGCTCTCTTTATAGAAGATATGTATCAAAGGTGCTGGCAAGTTAGGTCTGAAACTCGATTTGTCAATAAACAGATTGGCAAGTTTTCACACCAAGTTAACATTATACTAGATACACCACACGGCGGTAATCTACATGATGAAAATACAAGAGAAAAGATTTCCAACACGATGATTCGCAAAAGGTTGGGGACAGCCAATCCAGATGTGAGACTCGCGGGTAATGCCGCAAACAGAGGAAAGAGGCGAGATGAGGCCCAAAGATTGAGAAAAAGCTAATACTCCTTTAACAGAGGAGGACAAGAAAAAACTTTGGGGCATCATAGAAGAGGCTCAACGACTAGGAGTTTACTCCGTACCTTCAAGTGAAGGGAAACGCGAAGCTCCCCGTAAAGACGGGGATGAAGATATAGTCTGCTCTACTGGGAAACCTGTAGCTGAGGGAAACCTCGAGTCGAAACTAACGAAATCGACTGAACACTAGGACAAAGATGACACTTCTTTGGCATCTCTTAAGAAGTTCCTTGCTTCTGAGGAGACTAAGATCCTGATTACAAACGGGTTAGCATAATAGCCCCCTTAAGATGTAACTCTTAAGTGTAAACTTCTCTAAACGGGGGAACCCCGTGTAATTCACGGGCAATCTACCGTGCTAAACAAACCGAAAGGTTTGAAAGCCTAACGACTATCTCGAAAGAGAGTAGAGCCAAGCGGTTCGAAACGGGAAGACTCCTTCAAGGGAGTAAGATATAGTCTGCTCTGAATGGTAACATTCAGCTGGGTAAGACCCGAGATAACCATAGCGAAGTTGTCTGAACACATGGTATTTCAAGTGGAAGAAAAGTTCCAAAACCCTGAGCAAATCTGGCCGAAAACAGTCATTCTGGTCAACGCCAATGACTGGAATAGCAAGTTTGCTTACGATCTGGATCCGGGGATTGACACACTAGTCCCCCTGTCCGGCAACGGGCAGTAAAAAACACACTCTAAACGGGGGAACTCCTTAGGAAAGGACAATCCCGTGCTAAACGAACCTCAAGGTTTAAACGCCGAACGACTATCCCGAAAGGGAGTAGGATCAAGTGATCCGAAACGAGTGTCCCCCTTAATAGGGGTGAAGATATAGTCTGCTCTGAATGGTAACATTCAGCTGGGTAAGTCCCGGAGAAAGATTAACGATCTTTTTTGAACACTTGGTATTGATCGCATCAAGCTCATTAGTACATACAGAGAATACGAGGTATCCAAAAATAGAGAAAACCTGCAAGGAACAGTGTCAGAAGGTTCACCAGACCTTCGCCCGCGAGCACACATTCCCTACCTTGCCAATAAACTCGGAGTCAGTGCCGATGCACTGTATCTCTGGTGTCTCCGCCTTGCTACCGATAGGTTCTGGGAGATCATTAACGATGTTGCGGATCCGCGTATTAACCGCCTTCAGGTTGAGGTACGCTATTGGACTACCAGGCAGAGAATTCGATTCAAAGCCGACGTAACACAAGCTCTAGTTAATGCCATGGCATTTGCGCATTCGATTCGAACGGGATCCGACCTTAGCTTCATGCCGGAGTTAACTCCCGATGTTCTCTATGACTATCTGAACTCTCTGTACTTCGTGGGTATAGACCCATCCTGTCAGCATTTAACCTCTACTATGAAAAAAGAGTGGGAAGAGGCTGGAAGACCTTCAACCCATTACTATCAAGGTTTCCGAGAGCTTCGGTGGGAATCTGTTAAAAAAGCAATCGCTCTTGCGAAAGAGTTCCTGTTTGACGATACAACCGGACTTCGAAAAGAAACCAAGGATAAAACCGCTCTTACACTCATCCGAGAAATCATGGAGAAATTAGTAATGAGAGACGGTTTTAAGATCGGCGGGGAAGCAAACTACGTAATCGAAAACTGGAACAACTGCCGCCACGCACAAGAAGAACTTGTGATTGAAGGAAGAAAACTAGTTGATTTCATTGATGAGGTGGACAAAGGACGTCTTCTGAACCCGAAAGCAGCGTGCTTTGATGATTGGCTCCTCGACAAACACTATTCACCAGATCGTGCGGAGAAGTTCCGAGAGGCTGCCCGTAAGAAACTCTACGAGAGCAAAGGGGTAAAAGTATGAATACACAAACTCCCGAACAGATTCTCGTGGATTCATTTACTTACGAATGCCAAAAGCAACTGCGACTCAAAGAACAACTTGAATCCGAGGGGTTCACTCTGGTCGACGACCCTGCCGGTTTGTACGACTTAATTGGAACAGTTCAAGAACTGAATTGTCTATGTGAGCTGTACACTCCTCGTCTTCTGGTGAAGACTTTCGTCGAGGGGACCGAGCACCTCGGTTATGCCTTCCACTTAGTTTCTTTGTGGCAAATTGTCAAGTTCGGTTATCTTATTCCTGAGCCTGGTCAATACTTTGCAACGAAGTACATTATCGGAGTTCGCAAAGTTAGCGAGAATTCTTTCGTACCTTCGCTACGTTTACCACTCAACTGATGAACGGACTTTTCCAAAATCCGGAAGATTCACAGCCTGACCTGCCCACCCCTATCAACTCTCAGGGTGGGTACGGTAACGGGTCGGGTTCTTTCAGCTTGAAGCGCTCTCTGCAGCGCAAAATAAAGTCCCGTGAAGACTTATCTCAGCCGAAAGAAAAAACCTTCGCTGAGGCTAACCCTCTGAGAACAACTTCCGGATCGGAAAATAACGCCGTTGACCGATACTTTGGCGCTTTCAGCATTGAGTCTAAGAGGCACGTTTGGGACCTCCTTAGCAAGCACCCTCAGTTCGGAGACGAAGGGGGTTTACGAAAGAACCGCATCCGCAATAATACAACGGAAGTGCTTCCCAACGATCCCTTCCGAAATGTCACGAACGGTGGCTATGTAGTTTACGAACATCCTGAACCAAATGGCACAAACTTACAAAGATCCTCACAGCTACCTGAATGAAAGCCTTGTAAAAAGAGGGAAGTCCGGACACCAAGAAGTTTATTTGACCCATGTTACGGTAGTTGCTGAAGCTGAAGCTGACTACGGATACCGAGTTTTACCTGTCAGTTTTGACCTGTTCTCTCCTCTTGGTGACCACTATAACAACTTGGAATGGTTGATTCTCCTCGTGTCTTTACGGTCTCAAACTACTGACACTCAAAGATCAATCGTTTTAAACCAAGCGACTCTACAGTTCATTCCCGAGGGCAGTGACCTGAGCTTAAACATTTTCTTCCCCGAAAGGAACGTGGAAACGTTTGACTATGATGTCCTTGCAGCCCAAGATATGCTTAGAGGGGTTTCAAAATTCGCTGGGAAAATTCCAACAACTATTCGTTTCAACTTGGGCCTCGTCAAAAAGTCCTATGAGGCGATGGTTGAAGAGGGGGAAGTTGAAGAAGTTGAATTCAGCTTCTGAGTATACGACCCATAAAAACCGCTAAACTGTATTCGAATTTCAACCAAAAAATGGATCTAAACACTTACCAACAACGAGCACGCGCCACCGCTGTTTATCCCTTTGACAAGGCACTTGAGTATTGCGCTCTTGGCTTATGCGGGGAAGCGGGAGAAGTAGCAGAGAAAGTGAAAAAAATCATCCGAGATGACCAAGGGGTGATTACCGATGTGAAAAGAGATCAACTTGCAAAAGAAGTCGGAGACGTTATGTGGTATATTTCCCAACTTGCCGCCGAAATTGATTATTCTTTAGAGGACATTGCTCAACTGAACTTAGAGAAACTATCCTCCAGGTCTGAACGTGGCGTTCTACAGGGAAGCGGTGACAATCGCTGATTGCTCCTTAAGGGGCACACCTTTTCTTTCCGAATGGGACTTTCGGTTTATTCGCCGAGCACAAGAAATTTCCTCTTGGAGCAAAGACCCGAAAAGAAAAGTTGGATGTGTCTTGGTAAGAGGGAAGAGAGAAGTTTGCGAAGGGTTTAACGGGTTTCCTGAAGGGTTGTCTGACGACCTGAAACGCTTAACAGACCCGGATTATAAGGGTAAAGTCATTATCCACGCAGAAGCAAACGCGATAATAGATGCGACTCGAAAAGGGGTCACACTAGAAGGAACCACCGCTTATATTACTCGACACCCTTGTTCACTCTGCGCAAGTATGCTCATACAAGCTGGAGTTAAAAAGATTATTTGTCCACCTCCTGTATTTCAAGGATCTAAGTGGTCAGACAATTTTAAGACCTCTAGCGATCTTTTACTAGAAGTAGGAGTTCCTGTTTATTACTTTAACGAAATCGATGAATACCGACATCTCGACTGAGCCCAACCAACCGAACGCAATTTCTTTATCCTTGTCTCAAGCTTTTGAGTTGGAAAATATGAAAAGAGCCATTGACTCTTGCAATAATGCTTCTGAGTTGAAAGCACTTGCTAAGCAGCTGCTGTCAGCTTGGATGTCTCAAAAGGCAGCTTGTTTGTGGATCATGCGCCAAAACAACGAAAGATTACCTTCCACGGATCTCCTAGAAGACCATCAAAATTCACAAGAGTGAGGGCGGGCGGGAAGCCGCCCTGTATAGCCGGTAAACCGGCCTTGTCTTCCGCCCTTAGAGACAGTATACTTATAGTAGTTGAGAAACTCCATGTACACCGACGAAACATTTTATGACGCTGTGCGAGGCGATTCTCGCGCAGTCACAGAGACTCTGAAGAAGTTCACGCCACTTGTTCATAAGTTCGCCCATAAGTACAAGTTTATGGCTCCGGATCACATGTACGATGACCTTGTACAAGTAGGTCTCACGGATGGCGTTCTTAAGGCAATCGAAACTTTCGACTTAGATTACAGAGTTAATGGTAAACCGATTCGTCCTATGACCTGGATTTACCCTAACGTTCGTGGGGCAGTTCAAGGGGCAGCACGAAGAGAGAAGAAGAATCCTAAGTACGCTCTTTCTCTAGAACAATCTGATTGGTCTCACAACCTTGAAGATCCGAATGCTTACGAACTGAAAGAGGAATTTTCTTCCATCGACATTGCCAAACTGGTTAAGACAGGTTGTGGGTCGCTAGATAGCAAGCAGGCTCAAATTGTCTGCGACCGCTTCGGACTGCTTGGAAGAAAGCCCATGCGCCAAGGGGAGGTTGCCCTGAAGTACGGTCTTACAAAGCAAGCTACCAACGGACACATTGCGCGTTTCACTAAGAAAGTGAGAGAGGCAGTTCCCGAGCTGCAAGACTTTATTTGAGGGGCAAGTGGAACAAGATAACAAAGTTATTGTCACCAAAGTTTTCGACCACGGTTGTTCAGTCTGCAACTCCATGTCTCGGTTTGACAAGTCCGTATTCGAAGGGTTCCCAGAGATTTCCTACCAAGAAATCTCCTTTGACAACCTTAGAGACTACGAGGGCAATCTAACGAAAACGAGAATCTATCAGTGTCTTGAACGATACGCAGTTTCTCAAACGTATGAGATTGACTTTCCAACCTACCTATTTCTGGGTAAAACGGGAAAGTATATCGGCTTCTTGCAAGGTGCTCTAACCTTGAAGGAACTAAGGGACGGGGTAAAAGAAATTTTAGAACAACGTACTTCTGAATAATTGAGGTCTGTATGCATTGGAAATTCTTGGCACTCACGCGCTAGTTCGCGTTTTCAATTCTGATTTTGATAAGTTGAACTGCATCGACCGACTTCGGAAGGCGTTCGAACTCACGGTTCTTGAGCATGGGTTGGTCGCTCTTAGCGACCCAATTCTTCACCAGTTTGACCCCCAAGGCTTGACAGGTATTATCTTGCTAGCCGAAAGTCATGTTTCAATTCACACATGGCCCGAGAAAGGTGAGGCCAGGGTTGACGTGTTCACCTGCGGTGGTCGCCCTTCGTCAGAAATTGCACAAACTTTCTGCTCGTACCTGGGGTGCCTTTCTTACACTATACAGGAGATAGAACGATGACAAAGAGAAAGAAGCTTGCGAAAGAAGCACTCAAGAACCCTGAGCTTTTCTCTCAGGGTGAACTCGCTTACATGCAGCTGTGGTTGAACGAGCGCAAGCGCCTAAAGTCTGAGAAGAAGCAACACGAAGTTTACGGCCACGATGCCGAGCTAAAATAGACCGTTAAACAATCAAACAACCGAAAGAGATGACCGTAACCACTGAAGATAACAATCGCAACAACATCTACGCCAAAGAACCCCCTATGGTTCCCGTTGATCCCGATTACCGGCCCATGGTAGCTTGGGACTCCGTCGGAGAGACTCTTAATGGCAGGATGGCCATGCTTGGAGTTATTGCCGCACTCGGTTCTTACGCCCTCACCGGTCAGATCATCCCTGGAATTTGGTGATTCACCTTCAGTTAATTTTTCGATAAACAACAACGCTGTTCAAAATGGCAAAAGCAAAGTCTACAACCGGTCAACGAGAACTCAAAATTGTAGAGAAAAAGACCTACCAAGGCAACTCAAAACGAACTAAATTCTCTCCAACTTCGGCAAACTCTCCGAAGAAAAAGTATAGAGGTCAAGGTCGCTGAGTTCACTCACATAATCTCTGCCACCTTTGGGAATCCTGAAGGTGGTTTTTTGTTCCCCGTACATTTAATGCTCACCTATTTCTTTCTTGCTATTTTAGCTGTTTTCTTCGGGAACTTATCATCCAACGTTCTGCTACTTTGGGTTTTAGGTAGACGAGCAGAAAGCCTCAAAAAGCAACAAGAAATGAGAGAGAAAACTCTGAATTACATTCGCCTTGAAAGTTAAGGCAGATCGAGTTTACTTTTTCCAGACAACACTAAACTACACCGTTCGAAACAAATGAACATTTTCGCTGTGCACGAAGATCCTCAAATTGCAGGAGCTTCACTGCCCGACAAGCTCGTTGTAAAAATGCCGGCTGAGAGCTTGACGCTGCTAACCCCCTGGGTCTTTAATACTTTTGACATCAAAATCGAGAAACCTGTTTCTAGCGGTCACTTAAACTTACTTGAATCCGAGAAACTGTATTACGGAACGAAAGGTTTCGCTCACCACCCTTGTGCAAAATGGCTTTACGAAAGCCCTTCCAATGTCCACTGGCTTTTGGAACATGCTTACGGAATGAATCAAGAGTACTTTGAGCGTTACAACAAATACCACGGGACTCTCCACGGTTTAAGTCAAATCAGAACTGTCGTATACAGGAACTTCAATAAAGCCTGCTCAAAAGATCATACTCCGTTTGTTCAAGCAATGCCGGAGCAGTACAAAAACCCTGCCGACCCTATCCAAGCCTACCGGGATTACCTTTTAGGTGAGAAAGGCTACGCCGAATGGCGTCATGGTGGCACTCCTACCTGGTGGGACCACGAAAAACACAAACCCGCGAGAGACAGATATCTCGCAGAACAAGAAGCAAAACGTTTAAAACGCCAGAATGACAAATTCGCAACAATGCAACGTTTACGTATGGTTTGATAAGAAAGTACCTTTCTATGTTGGAATAGGGGGGGAAAGCAGACTCAGGTCTAAACGTAGAAACAAGTGGGCCACCGGCCACCGAAAAGAATGTGAACTTCGGGGAGATTTTCTCCAGGAAATAGTGTTTTCAGGGTTAAGAACATCATGTGAAAACATAGAAAAACATCTTATTATATCGTGGAAGAGCGTCAAGGAAAACGGTTTACTATTCAATTTCACAAAGGGTGGAGAAGGAGGAGACACTTTCTCGCTCCTACCTCCGGAAAAACAAGAGAATATCAGAAACGGGGCTCGAAGGGTAGCTGAAGTCTACGCTCACCAGAACGGAACTTTAGTTGGTCATCGCCATTACGCTGAAAAGACGGGTTTGTTTAACCCAAGGTACACTGAAAACCTCCTCGAGTGGTGTAAAGCGGGGTCAAAAGCTCAGTCCCTGGAGGATAAAGCCACCGGAGGAAAAAGAGGCTCTAAAGTTCAGCACGCACAAAAGTGGATGTGTACGGTCACAGGATATATATCCACCCCTTGTGGTCTCAGCAGCTATCAAAAAGCACGGGGTATTAACACTAAAAATAGAGAGAGACTTCAATGAGTATCAGGAACTATAGGGCGGCCTACAAAACTGAACAAGGCTTCGAGTATCCCTTCTTCTTCGAACAATATCAAAAAGCTCTTTCTTCGGTTTGGCGCCCGCAAGAAGTGTCTTTCGAGAGTGACATTCGAGACTGGCAAGATGCTTCCGAGAGTGAGCGTGAAATTGTTGCAGGAATATTAAGGGGGTTTACGATCCTGGAAACTCACGTGTCCGACTACTGGGCGAAAGTTCCTGTTTGGTTCCCTAAGCATGAAATAGCTGCCGTAGCAAGAATGTTCTCCTTATCGGAGGTAGTCCATAGTGAAGCATATAACTTGTTATCTGACACTCTAGGACTTAACGAATTTGAAGCATTCCTTGGAGATCCCGTTGCCCAACAAAAGATCGGGTATTTCCTTGAAGATCGCTCAGTTAAGCAATCTTTGGCTGTGTTTTCGGGTGCGGGTGAGGGAGTCTCTTTGTTCAGTTCTTTTGCTGTCTTACTTTCTCTTAATCTTACTGGCAAATATCGTGGACTGTCACAAATTATCTCGTGGTCAATTCAGGATGAGCAGCAGCATAGCGACACAGGAATACAACTCTTCCGAGAGTTAGTGAAAGAGGATCCTCTAACCCAAAACGAGGCCGAGATGATTTTTCAAGGGTTTAAAGCTGTTCTCCGCAACGAGGACGCATTTCTTAACCAAATCTTCGAGGGTCGTGCACTTGAGACCATAACCCTGTACAACACTAAGCAATATCTTCGCTGGCGGGCGAACGACAGGCTAACTAAACTGGGGATTTCTGTACCACTCTTCCAAGTAGACCTTGAAGCTGCGAACGTAATCAAGCAGTGGTTCGACCCTATTGCAGCTGGTTCCACAAGCACAGACTTTTTCGCCCAAGCCAAGGATGGTAGCGGATATGTTGCAAAACCAACTCAAGACTTCCTTGGAGTCAACCTAAAAACCCTTGACCTCGTACTTACATGAGCTGGTTTAGTATTCCTGACAACGAAACTCATCCCTCATGGATGAACGCAGAGGCTCTGCATACTCTCTCTTCTGGTTATCTCCTGCCCGGTGAAACACCAAGAGATATGATGAATCGGCTCGCTTCTACAGCTGGCAAAATCAACGACGACCTAACTCTAAGCGACGACTTACTCCATTGTCTCTGGCAAGGATGGATCGGTGCGGCGAGCCCAGTTGCTTCCAATTTCGGTACCAATCGTGGTCAACCTATTTCGTGTTTTTCCGTTCACGCTTCAGACAGCGTTTCCTCTCTTTACTCTCACCTAAAAGAAGTTGCTCAGCTGAGTAAAAATGGAGGGGGCGTTGGCAACTATTTCGGAGACGTAAGACCGGCGGGTGCCCCTATTTCTGGAGGAGGTAAGTCAACCGGTGTTGTACCTTGGATGCAACAATACGACCTTTGCGCCAGAGTTGTTTCTCAGGGAGGAGTCAGGAGAGGGTCGTTCGCATTTTACTTGCCTATTGATCACCCGGACGTTCCAGAATTGCTTCGTGCAAAGGATCACACAAAAGGAGACCCTAGGGCCTGGCTAGACTCAAATATCGCTTTGACGATCACAGACGAGTGGGTAGAGTCAATGATTGCTGGTGACACCTTGAAACATGAGTTGTTCGCTGAAGTTTTGAGGACAAGGATGATTTCAGGCAGCCCCTACCTAATCTTCATCGATAATGTTAACAATCAAAACCCTAGTTGTTACACTGAGAGAGGTCTTTCAGTCAAGACTAGTAACTTGTGTTTCACGGCAGAGACTCTTGTGGCCGTTGCCGATGGTAGGAACTCCGTCCCAATAAAAGACCTGGTTAACACTTCTTTCCCAGTGTATTCGGCTCGTCAGCGCATGTACCGGAGCACAGAGTTAAAGAATCAGTGGGTCACCGAGATCAAAAATGCTGTCGCGTTCAAGACAGGAACTCGAGAAGTCACTGAGGTAGAGCTTGAGGACGGAAGCACTTTTAAGTGCACCCCTGACCACCTCTTAGCTCGAAGGGACTGTTCATGGGTGGAAGCTGAGTTCTCAGTAGGAGAAACTCTTGAGCCCTTTTCCTCCTTCGTGAATGAATTTGGGCATCGAACGATCAACACCGTGACGAATGAGCAGTCTGGCCTTCGCGTCGTTAGTGTTCGGAGCCTAGGGGTAGAGGATGTTTACGACCTGCGCGTCGAAGACAACCACAACTTCTTCATTATTACAAAAACTGGGGACATAAACTCGGGGGTTCTTGTCCATAACTGTTCAGAGATCTTCCTACACACAGACGAAAATCACTCGTTCGTTTGTGTTCTTAGTAGCTTAAACTTGAGCCGCTACGACGAGTACAAGAACTGGAAGTCCCCTGTCTCTGGCCGTACTGTTCCCCAAATCGGAATTCACTTCTTGGAAGCCGTCGTTAGCGAGTTCATTCGCAAAGCGAAAGATAAAGTTGGCATGGGAAGAGCTGTTCGATTCGCTGAGAAAAGTCGTGCTCTTGGCTTAGGTGTGATGGGGCTTCACTCCTTATACCAACTTCACGGATTACCTGTTAGAACTCAGGAAGCTAGGGCACTGAACATTGAAACCTCTCGCTGGATGAAAGAAGAAGCAGTCAAAGCTTCCCAAGAGCTGGCCAAAAGGTTCGGAGAACCGGAATGGTGCAAAGGTACAGGGATGCGTCATACGCACCTAATTGCAATTGCCCCAACTAAAACAAACAGTGTAATTTGCGGGGCTGGAACGGAAGGGATTGAACCGAGAGACCGCAACTACTACGTTGCTAAACAGGGCAAAGGAACTTACGTAAGGAAAAATCAGTATCTTGAGAAAATCTTCTGCGATAGGAGCATTGGCCCGGAAGTATGGGATCAAATTCTGGAGGCTAAGGGCAGTGTTCAAGGTCTCGATTGCTTAACCGAATCGGAAAAAGAAGTCTTTAAGACCGCTCGAGAAGTTGATCAGTTTGAGCTGATTAAACAAGCATCAGATAGACAACCCTACGTCTGTCAAGGCCAATCACTGAATTTATTCCCAGACCCTAAGTCAGATGCTGCATACATCACTCGTCTGCATCTCGCTGCTTGGAAGATGAAACTGAAGTCTCTCTATTACCTAAAGGGCAGCAGTTTATTGACAAATAAAGAGGTTGTCCCCGCTTTAATTGTAACTCGCGAAAATTGTCCCTGGTGTGGGAAGCTTAAAGAAGAACTGGCTGCTGATGGAATCCGCTATGAGGAAATCACGAAAGCTGAAGCTGAGGAAAAGGGTTTTTGGAACTCCGACTGGACAACTGTCCCTCAATTATGGCTTTACAAGAAGCACATAGGTGGCTATACTGATTACGTAGCCTGCAAACAATTAAACACCAACGCAACGGCAAACGCCTATGAAGATTCAAACAACCCGTACAACGAATGCCAAAGTTGCGAGGCTTGACATGAAGAAAAGACGCCACAGACGATACCCGGAACTCTCTGCTGAGCAACAACGTTTAGTGTGCGAACATAAATGGATAGCGGGTAGGCTTGCTTATGGGGCTAAGTGCTCCACGGGTGGTTATACAGGTTCTCTTACAAAAGAAGACCTTGAGTCCATAGCGAACTTCGCCTTGTGCGTAGCTGCAACGCGATATGAGCCTAACAAGAAAGTTCAATTTAGCACTTTCGCTTGGCGAACTGCTCGAGGTTACATCCAACACGCTTTGCGAGACTACTCTCGAATGGTGAAAACTCCACGGTGGGTCGCCAAGTACAAAACCCAGGTTGACGAATTACTCAAACAAAACAAGTCTTACGAAGAAATTGCCAAAGAGCTAGGTTTAACAGAGTCGAAAATCTTGATGGTAGACATGACGACTCACAACTACCATGTTTCTTACGATTCAAACCCTGAAGACTGGACGACCCGAGAGTTTATCTTCAACGATGACGACGTTAAACCTTACGTTGTTTCTCCTGAACTTGTAAATTCCATGAAAGGATTGTCAGAGTCAGAGCTGAACATGGTTCTCAAGTATGTCGAAAACATAGACATGTCTCCGGAAGAGAGAGAATGGGCCGCTGAGAAATTTTATGAGCTTCAGGCCATAGCCCACGGCTCTTTAGAAACAGTGCTATGACGCAAAAGATTTACAAACTACGAAAGTACCCACTCGAAAAAGAAGCCGCCGATGCAATGGGGCAATACCAAATATCTACCTTGAGTAGGGGGGAGCTAGAAGACTATGCTAAAAGAGCTTCTTCTCTAATGTCTAAGCTCACTCATTATTCAGAACGGTTGTTGAATATTATTGAAGAAGAGGGAATAAAGTTACTCCCCTGAATAACTCACAAGGGTAAAACTACTCGGTTGCAAATTCCCCTCGCAATGAAAGATTTTTTCTCCCACGAAGCTCTTCAAGCATACGAGGCGCTGGTTGTAGAACAACATTCATTCAATTTTTCTGAAAAAGAAGTTTACGACTTTACGCGCTGTGTGAGACAGGACGGCAGTGCCTACGGTACGGGAGGAAAGTGTCGCAAAGGAACCGAGCAAGTCAAAGAGATTAACCCCAACATAAAGGGAAAGGCGAAAGAACCCGAGAAAAAAGTGACCCCCGGTAGGATGCGCTTGACTGCTAGGGTGAAGTCGCTGCCAGTTAAAGAACTGAAGAAAATTTTGGTCGACCCGAGGCTGAATGATAAACAGAGAGAGCAGGTGAATAAGCTCCTGGCCAAACGGAAACCTTCATCGGCTAGCGCCACAAAAGTCTCGGCTTTGCCACAACAAAAAGCTTCTGTAACGGGAAAAGGTGAAAGAGTCGGAACCGAACCACGAACTGAACCGGAGGTGGTCAAAGCGACGAAGAAGGAAGTTCTGGACGACATCAGGAGCATTCTTGAGGAGCACCGGAGCCCAAGGGAAACCACTAAGAAAGTCAACTCAGCTGGTTTATCCTGGGAAGAAGAAATAGCCGCTATCATGGACTCAAAGATTGAAAAGAGCAACCATGTGAGACAAGGAGATCCTAAATACGACGGCTGGAGTCGCACCTTAGGGGGCGGGGCGAGGGTGCTGGGGTCGGGTATGTACGGTACCGCAATTTTAAGTCCAGACGGCGAAGTTATTAAGAGAGGTATAATTAGTCGAACAGAAGCTGCTATCGTAGATAAAGTCGGTAGAGCGAACTTAGGGCCAAAGTTGATTGCTGCGGACATAGGAGGACCAGCTGGCCGTAATGGAACGGGGATAGACCTAAGGAACGGTCGTATTGCTATGACAAAAGTTGAAGGGGACACCTTAGGTGTTTTGACGAACTATGGCAGAGTGCGCACCGATGCTTATTGGAAGGCTCGTGCGGATTTGCATAGAATGGGCATAGCGCACAATGATATGCATGGGGGCAATGTTTTGGTAGATGAGAAAGGTAAGGGGCGTTTCGTTGATATGGGGTTGGCGCAAGACAACCCGAAAGCTGCTCTCGTAGAGGCGCTAGGAGCTTTTCCTGGGCCTAAGGGCAAAAGCGCAGACCACACCTTTTCAAGTTGGGGTCCAGGCGGGAACCTGATTGCAGACGTTGAAAGAAAGAATATCCCTTCAGAGCAAAGAGCTCATTACTTAGAATTCCTGAAAGAAGACGCTCCGTTAGCTTACAAAGCGTACACAAACAAAGAGAGAGCCATCGAGAAACTTCGACGTTTCGGGATAGAAGGTGAGAACTTAGATAAAGTCCTTAAAACCAGATTTCGAACTCCCGACAAGAAATACAAGGAGGGAGTTTGGGCTAAGCTAAGTGATACGCAAGCTATGGAAGTGATTAACACACTCTACGAGGGAATCTAATGAAAAGGACCACAGGAAAAAACGACGCACAGTACATTGCACTCATGTCTCGATACAAGGAACGGCGTGGGGAACTTAGAGACGGTGCAAACCCGTACCTTGAAGCTGCGATGAAGCTTCGAGAGAAGGGAGACGTGAGTGAAGATGCTGTCTTAGGTGGAGCTTACCTTTAGCCAGATACAGGGTAGTACGATTTTACACCCTTTCCTGCGGAAAACCCTATAATAGATGTGGGGGTAAAACCTTTGTAAGTCCATTCCGCTTAACTTAAATGTCAAAGCTTCCTGAAGACCACCCGATATCGACTCACAAAGATGTCGTGGGCCAGGTGATGCATCGCTGGAAGCACGGCGACCCGAAGCCGTTGCATTCAGGACGAGGTAAAAAGGGTAAGGAAGGCAAGATTGTTAAGTCTCAAGACCAGGCTATTGCCATAGCGCTGTCAATGGCGGGCAAGTCGAAGGATCATGCGGAAAGGTTGACTTCTATGGGTTATTCCGAGGGTGTTGCTCAAGAAGTTGCTTCTATGCTTAACAGCGCCTATGATTTTACAACTTGTGAGCGTCCAAATGGTTCCCGGTATAGAACGGCAGGAAAATGCAAGAAGGGGTCAGAAGTGAGTACCGGTCAAAGCATAACAAAGAAAAGCTCTCAGGCTACCCTGGACAATTCGCTCAAGCAGGAGAGAGAAGCTCGTGACAAAGGTGATACTGAGACTGCAAGAAAGTTAATGCGAGAACACATGAATCTCGTAAAAGAGTTGGATAACGCTGCTGCCACTGTTCTACCTAAGAGCAAAGTTTCCCCCAAAGGTGAGCGCCCCAGTGTTCAACAGATTCAACTTGACCGGCTTCAAGAGCGTCTGGATGACGCAGTTACAGCTAAGGAACAAGAGAGAATTTCCACAGCCATTAGAGAGTTAATGAAAAGAATGAACGGTTAATAGAAGTCTTAAAAAGGTTTAACCTAACTGCTCTAAAGCTATGGATGTTCCCGGGTTTACAACAGAATCTTTAGCTGCCGTAGAGGAAATGCTCTACGGGGAGTCTCGCTGGAAAGAACAGTTTTTAACAGGGAAGACAACAGATAAACTTTCAAGGGAAGACAAAACTACAATTGCCCAAGGACTGCAGAACATGGACATTGACAGTCGACCTGGAAAGCAAAGGGGGAATAAAGGGAAGCAAAAAGAGCAAAGTTCAGAGTCCATCTTTCCGGTTTCTATCCCGAAGGGAAACCCACAGCAAGGACCAAGATCACGTAGAGATCTTAAAGGACTTGCAATGTTCGACGAACTCTCAGCAACCTTTGAAGAAAACTGCCGCCAAAAACCACAACCCCGGAGTACTGAGCAGCGACAGGCCACTCAGCAAGCTCAACAAGCGGCTCAACAGCAAGGTCAAACCTTTGACCAGCAACCCCAGCAACAAGTTCAAGATTTAGGCCGGCAAGGTGGCCAAGCTGAGAGAAAACCAACTCTTCCAATCTGCACAAATTGAGAAATGTACGGGTCCTTCTCACAACAAGCATTAGAACTTTGGGAGTTCGTTCGCTGCCAGAGACCGAACGGGACCTTCTATGGGACTTCAGGAATTTGCCGTTCGGGGTCTAAGGTTGGGCCAGCAGACCGTAAACTTTCCGGAAAATACCTGGGAGGAGGGAAAGAAGGAAAAGTCTATGATATTGACCGGCAGAGAGTCCTGAAGGTTGGAAAGTACGAAAAAGAAGGGGCAAAAGCCCACGCTATTGCATCGGAATTAGGCTTAGCACCGAGATTTCACGCTGCGGGAACTATGAAAGATGGGCGCGGTTTTCAAGTTATGGAAAGAATTCAGACGAAAGACATAGAGGGGCTTCCGCACCCGGATACCAAAAATTCTAGCGGGAAGGAAATAGAAGAGCTAGACTCAGACCAATTAAATAGAGAGAAAGAAGCTTACAAAGCCTCTCTCTTGCTGAATCAACGCGGAGTAAGTCACGAGGATTTACACGGCGGAAACTTAAAGTGGGACGAAAGTAAGAACCGACCGGTAATCATGGACTTTGACAACTCTCGAGTAGATAGGAAAGCTGCGAAAGCAGAGGCGTCTTCGACTTTGAACTCGATAGGCATACGACTTGAGAATGCAGGTTACTACGATGAGGCTGACAAGTTCTATCGCTTGGGCGCAAAAATTGGTAAATCTTCTGATAAATCCGCGGACAATCTTCTCAAGGCAGCAAGGGATCTTGTAGACTCTAACTTTCCGGGATGAGGGTAAAGTTAAAAAGACTGATAAGTGAAAATGGCACAGTTCACCCCAGAAAAGTTTTTAGACTTTGTAGAAAACTACGATAAAGCCAACTCTAAGCACAGAGAGAGCATGCTAGAGTTTGCGCAAAAGATACAGGCTTTAGATTCGAGTCTTTTTTCGGACGAGGCGAACTGGGTTCGAGTGTATCGCACCAAGGCCCAAGTAGTTCTCAGTCAATTGAATTTGAATGTTCCTTTCTTCGATCAAAAGGATAATGGGCCCGAGGGTTGGAGAGAGTGCCAAAGCTCCTCTATCGCAATGTGTCTTGCTTTCCTTGGTATCGGGGGAATCAAAGACGATACAACTTACGTGAACATTGTTAAGAGGTACGGGGATACCACTGAGAGACAACCCCATTACAATGCTATGAAGCAGCTTGGGTATACTGGGGCGAGCTTCTCTAAGAATTTGAGCATAGCACAAATAAAAGCTGAGCTGAACAAGCAAAAACCAGTAGCAGTAGGGGCTTTACATCATGGGTCTGTGTCGAACCCTTCGGGTGGAGGGCATTTCGTGGTAATTAGAGGCTACAACGAAAAGGGTTGGTTTGTGAACGACCCTTACGGCGAGTTGGATCTGAAAAATGGAGGCTGGAGCAGGCGAGCTATAGGTGCGGGTAAGAACTTGCTGTACAGCTACACGAACTTCAACCCACGTATCTTCGTTCCCGGTGACGGACATTGCTGGGGGTGGACCTTCTCTTGAGCAAACACATGAACAAAGTGTACGGCGGTAAAAGGTTCGTCTTTAACGAAGGGTGGTGCAATCTTTTCCAACCTAAGAGGGCAAAGTGAATAAGCCAGTTGGACCAAAAAAGTGCTTAAGGGGGAAAAGCTGCGCCAAGGCTTGTATTTCAAAGTACAAACGCTGCTCGGCTACACTGCCTCCTTATGCGGGCAAGGGCCTAGAAAACTTGAGAGAGTCTCTCGAGACAAAAGTCCCTTACTCTGAATGGAAGGTTCTAGCTCAAGGCAACAACGGAAAAGTTTCGATAAGTCCCGATGGAGAAAGGGTTGTGAAAGCTTTGCTCAAGGGTGAAGACGGAAGGTGGGGTGAGTTTGGTCCTTATGAAGTTGAATTGGCCACGAAAATGGGGAAGTTGGGTCACTCTCCAAGTATTCGTTCAAGTAGCGATACTCACATTGAAATGGATGTTGCCAAGGGTTCTCCTCTTTGGAAAACGTATACTAGGGGTGAAGACGAGCCTATGATGAACGCAGCCCAAGCCAAGAAAGCCGGGTATGCCCTTCGAGACTTGCATAATATGGGGTTTGCCCACGGGGATGCACACTCACAGCAATTTCTTGTTGATGGTAATAACGTGAAGTTGGTAGACTTTGGCTTAAGCGTTCCAGTTTCTAAGCGGCCTTCCCGCGTAATGCAGGATCTTTCCAAAATTGCAAAGTTGGTTGGATGGGGCAATCCCGAGTTGGCCTCCGACCCTTACTTTCAAGTTGTAAACAGGCACTTAAACGCTTACACCGCCCTAGGTGATTCAACGAGCAAAGCAGCGAAAGCCAAGAGGATTGAAATTGCAGAAGCTTACCTGAAAGATTTATCGACATCAGAGCAATGAACCAAAGTAAGAACCTAAGGGCAATGATTGAGAGAAAGAAACTCATTCGCCAAGGCACCCCCGAAGCAGAGGGGAAAGCAGACCGGATTCTGAGAGCTGTGGAGGAAAGCGGCGGGTTAAGCACCGAAGAGGTTTACTCCCTTATGGCTTACTGAAATCGTGTCAAAAGAGCAAAATAGACCATATAACCTCTGGCCTGGAAGCGTTGGCGAAACGTTTGGAGACGGAAGAAAACAATGAGCACTTTTAAAGAAACTCCGCTAAGATCTTACAATACGGAAATTAGGGAACCTTGGAACCCAGTGATAAAGACTTGCCTAGATGCTATAGACAGGCACGTTTCTCTGCACCTTAGAACGGGTGATGCGAGACACTTGATACAAGCGCAAATGCTAAGAGAGTATGTTTCTGGTTTGAAAGAGTGGATACTGGAGGAAGAAAGTGAGGGTAAACCTTACTAGAAGCCCTAAGACCAATGATCGGATCTTTCTCTCAAGACTCTATAAATGCCTTCAACAAACTCGTTTCTCAGGAGAATGAGGCTAGCTTTGCGGAGGAAGAAGCAGTATACAACTTCGCTCGCAGCGTAAGTTCGCCGACTTTTTGGGATTCTCTGAAGAGAGTTTGGGGCCTGGAAGCGGAGATTGAAAAGTTTATAAAGAGCGGTGTTAATCTCTCGAACCTTCAGCGGTTGGTAGCAGAGTTGAAGGCGAACGAAGAGCAGATGATCAAGTTGCGAAGTTCTGTGCCTTCAAAAGCGAACGAGTATGATATGAGCCGTGTCAACTTACCCTTTGCGGGTCTTACACCGAAGCAAAGAGACCAGTGGTTTCACGATACGATGGATGAGATCTTGAGTTTGCAACGGAAGCTACAAAGTTCGGTGGAAGCGAAAGACGGCCTGGACACTTTGAAAGTGCTTGTGAAACGATTAAGAAAAGAACAGAGCAAAATAGCAGACTTGTGAAAGGGCGGTCTTTGCTGCGCTTGTTTCTGCGAGGCAGAAAGGGTAAAGTATTACATACACGGTAAATGTTATGCACGGTTCTTTCACCCCTAACTCGGCCGAAAAGTTTCTCGAATTGATGCGAGAAGCTGGTTACGAAACTTCCGCCCTTCCTGATTCGGACGGACTGCAGAATTTCTCTGAACTTGGTATCAATCCTGGCGCCACTCAGGGCGATGTTTGGTCCGGTAACGTCGCTGACTTTGGCGAGGTTCGAGGGGAGTATATTGAAAATTACGATTACACCCGCTGCGTTCGCCCCAATGGCACTGCCTATGGCACCGGAGGAACCTGCCGCAAGGGCACCCCTGAAGAGAAGGAAGAGCACGATGCCCTTTCTCAGTTGCAACAGATGCTTCCGAAGGGGGAAAAGATTGTAACAAGTTCGGGAGGGGTATTCGGCAGCGGACCAGAAAAGAAAAAGCCATCTAGCAAGCCGACTTCGGAGCAGATAACTTCCATGTCTCGCGATGAGTTGTATGAAGGAAAAGGAGCATTCAAACCCGGTACAGAAGGGCACCAAGCCTACAAGAACGAGATTGAGCGCAGGTATAAGTTGGTCGATGGCTTGAAGAAAAGAGGCATGAGCGATGAAAAGATTGAGGAAGCAGTTTGGGAGCGTGAAGCCAAGAAGGTAGGGGGCCGAGGAGGCAGTTCGGGAGAAATTGCTACGGCACCAGTACCACCGAAGCCTATTAAAGATCCCGTCCCCGGTATTTTGCGTAGTCAGGCTGAAGTTAAGGGAATTATTGCCGACCGCCCAGAAACTCCGAACGCTATTCGCGATGAAATGGGCCACCCTCTTAAGTTGTCTTCGGACCGTTTAAAAGCCCTTTCTCAGGAAGACCTTGAGACGGAATGGAACAGAGCAAAGACAACTTCTCGAAAGGATAGCTTGAGGAAGGAAATTGACCGAAGAGAGGCCGAGAGCAAGAAAGACCCTACAGAAGTAGCCAAGGATAGATGGTACGAAGAGAGAGAGAAAACTTATAACGGCCTGAAAGGGAAGTCCAAAGAAGAAGTACTATCAAAGCTTAGCCAGCATCAGCGGATTCACGGTCTTACAGTTAAAGACTCCCTTGTTGATCTTAAGAATGCCGTCGTGTCTGCCATTCATGGAAATACAGCACCCGGTGAGCAGAGTCAGAGGATGAAAAATACGCTTCAGAAAAAAGCAAGGCTCGAACTCGAATCTATGAAAGCAAAACTATTGGAAACTTCTAACAAGATTGACGAAATTGTCAAAGGTGGTGGAAAAGTAGGTCGTAATGACCCTCTGAGCAAGAAGCTGAAAGAGCAAGCGGCAGCTGTTTCAGGTTTGAAAGCTCAAACGATGACTCCGGAACAACGTGAAGAAGAAAGAGCAGCGGGAAAGTAACAGGGGAGGCGGCAACCCCTAAACCGTTGAAAGGGCAGCACTTGGCGAACATAATGATGCTTCACGCTAACATTCGCAACAGTGTAGCAGCGGAGCACGGTGGCGAGATACGATCAAGGGCTGCCAAGGAACAGTTCGCTGCTGCCTTGAAAAAGGCGAAGGTGCCGGATAAAGAAACCATCAAAGCGGCGCTGGTGAAGCAGAGGGCTGAAGAAGCGACGACAAATAGTCGAAAATGAACACTTTACCAAAGAAACCGGGAATACGTGTATGAAAGGATGGGTCTCTGAAGAGAGATCCCCTAGATTTCCGGAAAGTAGTTGTTTTCCCAATAAACGGCGGTTATCCGGAATCCAACTGCCTTCGCAGTAAGTCTTTCGCGTCAGCGAAAGAGTTCGGTAAACCGCCCAAAAGTTTCCAAACCAACGTTTACCGTTCTTCACGTATGCTATGATACTGGTGTCGCGGTTGATTCTCTCAACCGCCTTGCCGTACCGGGACTAGGCAAGACAATCCGTCCCTAAAACTCCCTTCACATGAGGGTAGTGAAGGGTTAAGAAAACGATCTTTCCCTAAGATCACTTACTTACTCTTTTGTTTAAATGACAGCTACAGTTTTACAACGACCCAAAGCCAATACCTGGGAGTCGTTCTGTCAGTGGGTCACTTCCACTAACAACCGGTTGTACGTGGGATGGTTTGGAACCTTGATGATTCCTTGCCTCTTAGCCGCAACCATTTGCTTCATCGTTGCGTTTATCGCAGCGCCTCCTGTCGATATCGACGGAATTCGTGAGCCAGTTGCTGGTTCACTGATGTACGGCAACAACATCTGAATGGTGTCACTGCGAAGTGATTCGCAGAAGTAAACTGGGTGAATTGCTGGAAAGGGAAGACCACTCCAATCAGCAGCGAAGCCCCAAGTACACTTGGGGAACGTTCAACGACTACCTGAGGGGTTAAGTCCCCTTAATCACAGGATTAAGCGCCCAGCTCTTTGTGAAAGCAAAGATGAAGATATAGTCTAACTTTCATGATAACATATTTAGCGATTAGATTAACTAACGGAGATTACTACTGGGGCTCTACTTCAATGTCTCTTAAGAGACGGGAGCAGTTTCACCGAAGTCAGGACAGTAACGACCATTTCCACAACTCTTTGCGCAAGTATCCAGAAGATTGGGTGTTTTTAGAGATATTCTATGACTCCTATACTGACCGGACCACGGAGAAGAAGATGCTAGACCTGCATCATGGAAACTCGGGATGTTTAAACATTTCCAATGAACCACAAGGGTGGGGTTCAGGTGCAAACCATGCCAGGAATAAAAATCCTGAGTATTGGGAGCACCTGAAAGGTGAGGGTCATCCACGAGTGAAAGATCCAAGTAAATGGGTTAACGCTGTTGGAGACAATCATTGGACCAAGAGTGCAGATATAGAGACTTTAAAAGCTCTAGCATCAAACTTTCCTCCCCCCGCATGGGGAAATGACAATGGTATGAGAAAACCGGAAGTCGCTAAAAAAGTTAGTAGATGGAGACAAGGCAGGAACGTGGAAGCTTGGCTACAAGCTGACGTTATTAGAAATGCTTGGCTACAAGCCGATCAACCTAAAGTTACAGCTAAAGCCTTGGCTAAAGCCACGTCCTTTTCTCATTCCAAACTACGAACCATGGTCGCTTTGTTCTTGGAGGGTTGGGACCCTCTTGAGGACGAAGAGTGGCTATCGTGGAAGGCATCAGTGGTGCCGTAGTACCAAGTTCTAATGCGATTGGATTGCATTCTTGAAGGAGTGCCTTACTGCCGTGAGGCCGTAAGCAAATCGGGTGAATTGTCTGGAAACCTAAGGTTTGTTTTGCAAACTATGGCAATCAGCAGCGAAGTCCTAGACGATCTTCTAGGAAACGTTCATCGACTAGGTGGCTTCCCAAGCGTGGGATGTAATACACCATTAGCGCCCGACGACTTGTTCACAAGTTGATGATATAGTCAGCTCCGTAAGGAAACTTACGGGTAGGTGTTCTATCCAATCTGGGAAGCTGCTTCCCTGGATGAATGGCTCAACCTGTAGGGCCATGTAAAATCGGGTGAATTGCTGGAAAGCCTCCGGCTTCGTGAAAGCGAAGAACGGGCCAATCAGCAGCGAAGCCTTCGGTACACCGGAGGAACGTTCAGAGACTACCTGGGAGATTCAGTTCTCTTAATAACAGGCTAGAGCGCCCGACAAATTGCAAAAGCAATTTGATGATATAGTCCACGCCGCTAGGAAACTAGCGGATGCCACCCTGCTACAACGGTGGCCCCTACCAGCTGGTGGTGTTCCACTTCCTAATTGGCATCTTCTGCTATATGGGTCGTGAATGGGAACTCTCATTTAGGCTCGGGATGCGCCCTTGGATTATGGTTGCTTACTCGGCTCCAGTAGCCGCTGCGACTGCCGTATTCCTAATTTATCCCTTCGGCCAGGGCTCATTTTCGGATGGTATGCCCCTTGGGATATCGGGTACATTTAACTACATGCTAGTTTCGATCTGAGGAACTCTTAAGAAGTAATTCTTTCGATTAAACAGGATGAATTGCTGGAACCCTAATTCAATGAACATATACGATCAATACCTAGAGCATATAAGGAACAAGCATTACGATGCTTCCGAAAGTCTGGAGTTTCATCACGAACCTCCTAAATACACCAAAAAGTGGAGCGACGATTCACCTCATAATGTGTATGCCTCTTTTGAGGACCATAAGATGCTTCATTACTACCGCTTTTTAGCTTACCGCCGTCCGCAAGACTATGTAGCTTGGATGTATAGAGTAGACTCTTCTATAGCCGCTACTGAAGCCGGTCGTATGGGCGGTAGAACTTCCTTTAAAAGGAAGTCTGGTTGGTTCTCTCAAGACCCCTCCGAGAAAGGTCGCAAAGGTGGTGTAACGACTGGAAAGTTACACAATGAGCACCGGCAATCAGAGGAATACGGGGTTTTGGTAAGAAGCAACTTTGAGTGGTCGTTTCACGGTACACCTGCCTTATGTACTTTCAACTGTACAAACGGTAGACAGATTTTTGAAGAAATCACTAAGTACCCTGAGTACCAAATTCCTTATACTAGAGGTATGGTTTGTTCCATCAATCGTGCCCTTAAAGTAGGTTGCGCAATTAAAGGAATGAGACCTAGGTTAATTGATATGGGAATCAGCAGCGAAGCCTCCGGTACACCGGAGGAACGTTCAGAGACTACCTGAGGGATACAGTTCCCTTAATAACAGGTTCAAGCGTCCTGCCCCCTTCCTTACCAAGGGTAAGGGGTGATGATATAGTCCACTCCCTTACGAAAGTCTGGGGTAAAGTGTTCAAGCTGAACATAACATCCTAATGCACCCCTTCCACATGTTGGGAGTTGCCGGTGTGTTCGGTGGTTCTCTCTTCTCTGCAATGCACGGTTCGCTAGTTACTAGCAGCCTTGTTCGCGAGACGACTGAGAATGAGTCTCAGAATTACGGCTACAAGTTCGGTCAAGAAGAGGAAACGTACAACATCGTGGCTTAACCTGTATAGGCCACGTTAAACCGGATGAACTGACTGGGAACCCTACGGGTTCGAGAAATCGAAACCAGGGCAATCAGCAGCGAAGCCCCTTACGACCTTAAGGGGAACGTTCAACGACTACTGGGTGGGACAAGTTCGTGACCCTGTAATACCAGACTTTTCTCCGAAAGGTGAGGAAAGAAGCGTCCGGCTCCCTGAAATGGGATGATGATATAGTCTGGCCCCTTGGAAACAAGTGGGAACAACCGGCACACGGTTACTTCGGAAGACTCATCTTCCAATACGCCTCGTTTAACAACAGCCGTAGTCTACACTTTTTCCTCGCAGCTTGGCCTGTAGTGGGAATCTGGTTCACTGCTCTTGGTGTTAGCACTATGGCATTTAACCTCAACTATCGGGGTCCCGTCTTAGCGATTTGACGGTAAACATTGGGTGAATTGCTGGAAGCCCTCCTATACGGGTAATCAGCAGCCAAGCCGCTCACGCTTGAGCGGAAGGTTCAGAGACTACTGGGAGTAACAAGCGTGTTACGTAATACCAGATCAGCGCCCAACATCCTAAACGGATGAAGATATAGTCCACTCCCTGCAGATGGAAAATTCAGGGGACCAGTGCAATGGTTTCAACTTCAACCAATCGTTAATGGATAGTCAGAATCGCGTTATTCCTACTTGGGCCGATATCCTCAATCGGGCTGGCCTTGGTATGGAAGTGATGCACGAGCGGAATGCCCATTAGAAATGGTGGCCTTGCCGAGAGACCGGTAAGTGAAAATCGGGTGAATTGCTGGAAACCCTCCAATAAAGGGCAATCAGCAGCCAAGCCAAGAATACATTCTTGGAAGGTTCAACGACTACCTGAGGGATACAGTTCCCTTAATAACAGGATTTAGCGCCCGACAACCTGACACAAGGTTGATGATATAGTCTGTGCCATAGGGATGGAAAACTTATGGATTACACGAATTTCCCTCTAGATTTGGCTGCAGCAACCACCACTCAAGTGGCTCTGACTGCTCCTCCAATCGGTTGATTTAGTTTACTTTACTTCCTCTGCGGTATAATAGCCGTGGAGGACTTTTTGCATGTCGTATCCAGTTGGGAAACCCGCTCACAATCGCTTAACTTTCGAGAGGATGAAGGAGGAATGCGACAACCGAAATCACATTCTGTTGTCCCTGGAACACCCTTTACTCCGGGTCCGTTGTCATTGCGGGCACGAGTATGAGCAACGAATACATTCTTATCGCGCTGCTAAAAACTCTTGCAAAAAATGTGATAGTGCACGAAAGTCTAAACCTCGTCCCGAGCACGCAATCATGATGACTGGGGAGAACAACCCGGCGAAGAGAATTGAAGTTCGGCAAAAGATCTCAGAAAAAACCAAAGGACCTAGACCCCATCTTGTCGGGGTTAAAAAGAACTGGAAACCAGGAGTCCTGGAGGCAAGATCAGAATGGCTATCAGAAATGAGGGGAAGTGGGGTTATTGCGTCACCGGGAAACCTTGACGCCACCTGGATCCCAACCCCCGAACAACGCCTCCTTCCAGGCACCCTCTACCTGGTCCGCTACCTTGACGAATCCGGCACTCACTTCAAAATTGGCATCACTAAACGCACCTTAAAAGAAAGGTTGGGCGACAGCCTAATATCTATAATCCACCTCCACCACGCCACCCTCGGTGAATGCTTCGACCTAGAACAATCCCTTCTTCGTTGGGCCAAGCAGCACGGCCACCGATACTCCTCGCCAACCACAACCGAATTACTCCACCCTGCTGCGATCCCCTATATTCTAGCCCAACTAACCGAAACAAGGGTAAAACTAGACAGAGCCCCTATCTAGTTCGCAATGACGGTGATTGTCTTCCCAGATAACCCAATCAATGGACAATTGTTTCCGGAGATCCCCGTCCCTGGCGTCAACCAATACGAGTGGAATGATGCAGCTTCGACATGGGATATTGTGCCTTCCGGTGGTGGTATAACCGGCGCAACAGGAGCAACGGGTGTTGGAACCACTGGGGCGACAGGTGCTCAGGGTGCAACTGGGGCGACTGGTTTCGGGGCAACCGGCGCAACCGGACCCATTGGTATAACCGGTGCGACTGGTATAGGAACGTCTGGAGCAACAGGGCCAGTGGGTGCGACTGGTGCCCAGGGTGCGACTGGTTTCGGGGCAACCGGAGCAACGGGTGCAGCTGGGTCAGTTTCGCTCGGGTCAATAACAGACCTTCAAACCGCCCCAAATTCGGGGATGGTGTTTGTTAAAAGGTTCTACGCCTCCTATCAGGAAGCAGTATTGACCTTAACGTCCCCATACGAAACCACACGAGGAAGCGGATGGTTTCAGTGGGAAGCAGACACCCCTAAAGCACTTCACGATGGCGGAACTTTCATAAGTCCCACGGTTCCGTACAATGGGACCAGGGCAAATCTTGAGGATTTCCTCAATGGTGTCGGTGAGGCTGCCCCAGGCACTAATGGAGTATGGAGAAGAATATGGGATGACATTATTTCCGCTGATTTTTTCGGCTGTGTTGGTAACAGAATTGCTGACGATTATCCCTCAATTCAGCAAGCTTTGGATGTTGCTTACGACATGAACAGCGTAGAGACAGTGGGTAAATGGTTTGTCGGCAAAACTAGCGTCGTTCAGGTAAATGGAAACTGCAGAATCAAAAGATACCTTGAAGTAGGCGCAAGAATGACAATCCAAGGGAATAAGAATACTCTAGTGTACCCTGTCCAGGATTCCAGTTTCGCGGGGGACTACAACGTAGCTGTCCCTACTGTTATCTACGTGGATCCAGATTGTGTTTTATATCGACCAAACGACTATAACTGCGCTGTCGCCCTGCGAGGGGACGCCTCCAAGCTAGATGGAATCGTGGTAGATGGGTATGAGATGGCCTTCGGGTCATGGTACCCAATTGTCAAAATCGCAACATCCCCTCTAGGGGTTGGAGGGTCTTACGCATTTAATGGGGAGCTGTACGTCATTGACCCCAGCGACCCTAAGCAAAACAAGCCCCTAGAGCTGGAGACTCTCGTTATACCGTCCCACCAATATGGAGACGCATGGTATGCAGGCTTTCAGCTAAAAGCAATGGGCGGCAATGTTACTGGAGTCGGTCCGGGGACTTCCACCTATACACAAATCACGCCCGCCAACCCTTACCAGTGGGATGTCATTTCCGGCACCATTCCTACGGGGTTTGCAGTCTCTAGCTCCGGGTGGGTGACATGTAATGCCTCAACCGCCGTAATAGGCAAGCAATTTGTAACGATCCAAGTAGCTGATGCAAGCGGTAGCACAGCGCAGCGAGATCTTATTCTAGAGGTGACTGGGAAATATATCGAACTGCCTTTGGTAGGTATTCCCCCTGCCACCATTAACCAAGCCTATAAATATACATTCAATGTCCTCAACAACGATGGCATTTCCCATTATTGGTGGATAGTTAATGGACCTGAAGGCCTGGTAATGAACCGAACTACCGGAGAGGTCACCGGCACTCCCACCGTCAACTCGTTCGGACAGTACACGCTAAAAGTAGCAATAACAAGTGCCACCAGTACGGCCAACTTTGAGGCTAATACCCTCATTGATGAAATTTTGATAAATCTTACAGTTGAAAATACCGCATACCCTTCTTTGTATGGCAGCCTTTCGGATGCAGCTGTAGGGGTGGCTTACCAGGGGACCATTTACCCTGTCGGTGGAGTTGGCCCGTTCACATGGCTGATTGACCCCGCTCGTTCTACCGGGAACAATCAAGCCGGGTATCCCACCACAACATCACCCGCTCCGGGGCTAACTCTTTCGACTGATGGTATCAGAGCGCTTGTAACAGGAACACCGACAACATCTGGAAACTTCTCATTCTTCCTTATCGGCACTGATTCAACTGGAAAGTCGGTAAGTGGGCTGATCAGCTTTTTAGGAAATACCTGGGCAGCAAGACCACAGCTGAAAACATCGTTGATTTGGAATCTTCCTGTTGCCGTTAAAGACCAGCCCTATTCTTATCAGGTTGAAGCAACCGTATCAGGTTGCACCTTTAGCGCAAAGGCCTTGCCTTCTGGCCTAGCAATCTCCGCTGCAGGCCTCATTTCCGGCACTCCTATTGGCGGCAGGTATGCCAATGGGGTCGCGTGTGAATGGAGCGTCAAGATGAGCAATTTCACAGTAAGAAACTTTAGGGGCGCAGCAGGCGTCAAAATTGACGGGCCAAGCAATGTCCACATTTTTGAAAACTTCTTTATTAATGCGTGTGATGTAGGAATTTCTTCTGACAATATGTTCGACTCACGGTTACAGAGTTTCTACATCTATAACACAAGAATTGGCCTGCAAATGAGGGGCGGAACGGCCGCTAATACCTACACTAATGGAAGAATTGAATACATCCATGAGCATGGGGTAACCGCATTGTTCTCTCCGGACAATGTATGGAACTCTGTCTATTGGGACACATGCGGGTACGCTGCAATAAGCGCTGATCGCTGCGACTATTGGACGATGAGCGGCTGCTTCTTGTTCCGAGGCGGTCGGCGTGTCCCGCCACGGGGTAGATACTATATGCCCGATAGCCCCGTAGACATTTCTACTCATATTAAGGCTATCGACTGCAAGGATTGGGTTATCGGCGCCAATAACATGGTGCGAGGATGCGATAACGGGGGGTCAAGTTCAACTTACCTTAGGAGATACGAATCAAATGGCAGAAGGCTTTACATTCGGCCCTACGCTTCCATCGTCCTGGAACGTTGCAAGGGGTTCAAGATATCCGGTAACGGGCTAGATGGCTGCACAAGAGAGTCTATTGTTTCGATTGAAAGCGAATTTGAGTTTGAATACAACGATGCTCTTTTAAGTGGAAATACGGTCCACCTAACAAATCAATTTGAAACTTTCTCGCAGAATGAACAACCCGTTGTAAACTTACTGAAAAACCCTTCTAAGGCTAATTTCACACCTGAAGGCACCGAGGACAATATAGATACTTACTTCCCTAGCAATGTACTTTTGCTGCAGGGAAATGAATTTGTCGATAGAAGTCCAAGGGGCTTAACTGTAAACAATACAAACGTCACGATTAACACTTCTGTCTTTAAGTTCGGCACGGGCAGCTTTTCTTTTAATGGAACAAGCTCGCTGCTGACCCTGGGTGTAGCCGATAACAACAACATCGCTGCTCCGTTTTACTTTGGTACGGATGATCTAACTTTAGAGCTTTTGGTTCATCCGCTTAGGAATAATGTAAGTCAGACCCTGATCGACTTTGGGGCCACGTCTGAATCTGCGCCGTTTGCACTTATCCTTGACGCGAATGGAAAGCTGGCGCTAGCCAGGAATCGCAGCACAGGCGGGCAAACTATAGACGCCACCAGTGCCCGGACGATCCCAATTAACGCCTTCACTAAGATCATTATGACCATAACTAGGAGTGTGGCAAGAGTGTATATTGACGATCTCATCGAGCCAAGCCTAACCATTTCGTTTAGTGGAAGGTTCATTATATCCGGGTTTAATAGGCCAATCATGGGTCGCGGGGGGTTTACGGGTGCAACCGACTTCTTCCAGGGATACTTGCAGCAGATTAGAATAACTAAACCTGTTTCCAGGTATGGATTGCTAACAACACTGAAGCCACAGACTCGCGCATTCAGTATCGTAAACCTTGGTTCCCTACCGCCGGACACCCTTGTGTATTCCCCCGCTGCTGCGGAAACGGAATTTTTCTTTGCCGACCGATCTAATTCCATTAAGTTAGGCCCCAGTTCATCTATACAAAAACCAATGTATATAACCAGAAGATCAAAGAACGATATCGCTACAGATCGGAGGGCAGGTCTAGGCTCTTACAGTGCGGGCCAGATAAACCCTTCCTACTATATTTATCGATTCCAAAAGGCAGCTGAGACGGGGGTTACGGCTTACACATTTCAAACCTGTGAGTTTAGGGCATGGGTGGCAAGACCAGGCTACCCAGAAGAGCTGGATAGGCTCAGAGGAAAAAAGTTGCTCTTATGCCTTTGGGCAAGGTCTGCCAGAAAAAACTCAGTATCTCTGTTCACACAGTTCTATGCCGGAACAAGCGGCAACAACTTTAGGGTTGATGGGGGCTTTCACACTAAGTTCAACGTGCCCCCATTCTGGAGGAAATATACATTCGCCATTGAAGCCCCAGACTTAGACCTGACTCTCGTTGATCCGTACACTTCCAACGCCTTATTAAAGTTCTACTTTGACGACAAGTCACAGACCTATGACGTAGAATTTGGGGCAATGTTCTTTTACGAAAACGACGGGAAATTCGGGTTTACGCCGTACAATGAGGGGCAATAAATCAACACGTCACCATCTCTACTCAGTAATGTATGATATTGTGGGGGAAAGGAATTAGTTACAGATTGAATCCCCAGAGGAAAACGGGGGTAAAACTCCATCAGCAAAGACCCCAAATCAAAGTGACCCCGCAAACAAACAAACATGGAACCTGACAGTCTATGGCCCCTTGCCAATGGGGTGGGGGGCTTTTTAATCGCGTTTTTAATAATGGTTGTGCCATTGCTGGCTCTGATACTTCTGTGAGTTGTGTAAAGAGTAGGGTAAAAGTATCCAAAGGTTGAACCCAAGGTCAAATGTCAAAGGTGAAAGTCGTTGCTGAAGATGTTAAGCTCTATGATATTATCCCTGGGCAATTAACTTCGGATTGTCACACGGTTATTCGAAAAGATGGCACTGTTGATGTTGTCCGAGCTTACAAAATGGTTGATATCTTCGACGTTTATTATGACCTTGGTGTTCGAATACAAAAGGTCCAACTGAGTGGTGGTACCTTGAACCCTCGGACACAATCCCCCGAAGCCTAAGATGGTTGAGAATTTCCCCCAAAATTTCCCGCCAAACCCTTCACTATGGGAGACTTTCTCATGGCAAGGCTCTGATTACCGTTGGAACGGAAGACAGTGGATCAACCTGTCTGAACCCGAACCGACTACGGTCCCAATATACGTCTCCACTTCTCAGCCTGCACCCCCGATTCTCCAGGGGTCATTCTGGTTTAATACTGTAAGCGAAATTTTATATATTTGGGTTCTAGAACCAGGTGGCCCCGGAGAGTGGAAAGAAGTCACTTCGTCCCCTGGTAATGGATGCACCCCTTGTGTGTTTGTATCTGCGTCGGCCCCATCGAATCCCGTAAACGGCACCCTCTGGTATCGCACCACAAATAATAGCTTATACGTTTGGGTTGAGTCTCTGAGCGGCTCCAACTGGGTATTAGTATCCGGTCAAACACCACAGACAAGTTCACCTGTAACGGTTTCTGCGTCAGCACCTCAAAACCCAAATGAAGGCGACTTGTGGTTTGACACTTTGTCTTCGTATCTTTCAGTATGGTATGTTGACCTTTCGGGTGGCCAATGGGTGTCTAGCTTCCGTGGGGACACTGGACCCACTGGGGCAGCAGGGGCAACCGGGGCTTCGGGCCCAATTGGTGTTACCGGGGCTACCGGACTAGCCGGCGCAACAGGGGCGTCAGGTTTTGGGGCGGATGGAGCTACCGGGGCTACCGGGGCTACTGGGGCGGATGGAGCTACCGGGGCATCGGGTTTTGGAGCATCAGGGGCAACCGGTGCGACTGGGCCCATTGGTATAACTGGTGAGATAGGCGCAACCGGGGCGTCAGGTTTTGGAGCGTCTGGAGCTACCGGAGCAACAGGTGCGACTGGAGCAACCGGTCCCATAGGTATAACCGGCGCGACTGGAGTTGGAACGTCTGGAGCTACCGGGGCCACTGGGGCGATAGGGGCTACTGGGGTGTCAGGTTTTGGAGCGTCTGGGGCTACCGGTGCGACCGGCGTTGTCGGCACAACGGGGGCTACTGGACCTGCTGGAATTGGAGTTTCCGGGGCTACCGGTGCAACAGGGGCAACCGGAGCTGTTGGAGCAACTGGGCCCATTGGAATCACTGGAGCAACCGGGCCCATTGGTATAACTGGTGCGACTGGAGTTGGAACGTCTGGTGCAACTGGTGCGAATGGCGCCGTAGGGGCTACCGGGGCGACTGGCCCCCAAGGGTACTCCTCTAGTTTATTCCTATACCGCGCCAAAACTACAGTCACTACGGGAAATCCTGGCCAGGGGCTCTTAATCTGGAACAATGCCACACAAATCAACTCAACCGCATTAAACATTAGTCATTTAACAGACGACAACATAGATATCGATATTTTCTTATCGCAATTAACCCAAACTGAAAAAATTACTATACAAGATAGGGATAATAGCTTAAACTATCAAACTTGGGTGATTAATGGCATACCCTCCAACATAAATCCCGGAACTTCAAATAGTTACTGGCAATATCCCGTATCTCTACTAAATTCCTCCGGGTCAGGGACAACCAACTTCAGTAATAACCATTCGTTATTCCTAGCATTAGTTAACGGTGCCCAGGGATCTACGGGGGCAACAGGCCCCATCGGTGGAACAGGTGTTGTTGGAACAACGGGGGCAACAGGCCCCCAGGGTATAACTGGGGTGTCGGGCCTAATCGGTGCTACCGGCATAGGGGTTTCCGGTGCGACTGGTCCTACTGGTCTTACTGGGATTGGAGTCACTGGAGCAACCGGGCCTATTGGTATAACTGGGGCAACTGGAGCTGGAACGTCTGGGGCAACCGGCGCGACTGGTCCACAGGGTATAACTGGGATGACCGGCCCAACCGGCCCAACCGGCCCAACCGGCCCAACCGGCCCAACCGGCCCAACCGGTGCTACCGGCATAGGGGTTTCCGGGGCCACGGGCCCCATAGGCGCATCTGGAGCCACAGGTGCCGCTGGTACCACAGGGGCAACAGGCCCCGTCGCCGGTACCACAGGCCAAGTTATTTACAACAACGGTGGTGTTGCTGCTGGAGCAACCTTGTCCGGGGGGCTATCCCTCCAGAGTGGCACTTTTGTCCCAAGTGATGTAATCAAGCTGGTGGTGTCCAATAAGGGCGAAACCGCCACTGCTGCCACCAACTACGTTGAGACAACGGTGCAACGTGCCTGCACGGTTACAGGTGCGTTCTGGGAATTGGCCCCCACTGCCGCTGGCAGCAGCGCCAGCCAGGCAATGCTATACGCCCGCCGTAGTGGCACCAAAACAAACCTGCTGAGCGCTAACGCCAGCCTGGCGTCCAGCGCCATCCTGACCGATGCCAGCGCCATCCTGACCGGCACCCTGACCCTCGCGGCTGGGGACACGATTGGAGTTGACCTGGTGTCAGTCGGCACCGGATCTTCCGGCCACATTTTCACCATCATTGTTCGCTACTCCTGAATCCCATGACCACATCTACAAACCCCGCAACCGGTGTCGAGTATTACCTCGATGGCACCCTAGAGGGCCAGAGCGTACAGCTTTATGTGCCCGTCGTCAATGGCCAAATTCTCAATCCCAACGGCGTGCGCTGGCCGTTTCTGTTTGGTGGCGAACATGACCAGGCCGCTGAATACTTTGAATTGGTTCCTTTTGTCCCGGTGCCATTTGATCCCGAATTGCGCGTAATTGACGAAGCAAACAGCGGGCGGGTACTGAAGCCCACAACTCCGACGCCTCCGGTCGGCCACCCGCAGGGAACTTACGAAGAGACGCAAACGACCAAGCGCCGCAGCAAGGCCGAATTGAAAACGCTGGCCAAAGGCTACGCTGAAAGCAATAACAATCAACTATGGCCGCAAGAGAATGGTTACACTGAAAAGCTAGCCTATGCAGAAAAACAAGTAGCAGCTAACAATAGGCTACCAGGATACACTGCATTACTTGCGCGACATGAGGCGCTGCTACAGGCATCATTTCACAATGACGCCAGGTTAACCCAGCTTTACGCAAAAATTGAAGAAGCCGGAGAATCTGGTAACATCGACGATTGGCCGTTTAGCAAGATGGCTACACTCGACGCTAATGGCCAACAACTCGCGGGTTGGGTCAATGGAATTGAACAGTGATGGATTACGACTCCCGCCACCGTGGATCAGCCCTGCAGCTGGGAAGCCGGACCGGGAGGTGCCCAAAGTGATTGGTGTGCAGCGGCGGAGGGTGGTGACGGCCAGTAGCATATTGAGCGCAGTCCCCAGTACCTTCTGGATGGATATTGCGTTGCCGCAGTGTTTCACATTGGAAAGCGGCGGCAAGGTATCGTCCGTTCAAGATGCCTTAGCCCGAACGGGCAGTTTCGTCCAGGCTACGGATGCCCGCAAGCCGGCATACACCTCCGCCGTTGGATCGGATCAGGCTTCACTAAAATTTAGCAACTCGGGCCAGAACAATCTGGACAGCAGTAATC